TATAACTGTCTTTAAATCCATAAATAGGTGTCCACTTAAATTTAAGTGGACACTATCGCGGTATTAATGAGTTAGAAAAAGTGGGGTTCAGCGGACGCTTACTGTTTTTCTTGCCAAACTTTCAGTTAAGATAAGTTGTACTTTAGTTAGTCAGAGTGATACATGGGCCGCCCGCTAAGAACTAGGATAGATTTTGCAAAAACAATAAGTTGGTATGACTTTTTTTATAATCAGTTAGTACACTTTGGTAGATATAAAAATGATTATGATATGGAAAAATTTTTTTATGGATACCAAGAAGATCAGAAGGTACAGAGCTTATTTAAAAAGTATAAATTTGGATTATCTACACCACAAAAATACCGGATAATTAGTGTTGAATCTAAATGGGCTTTGTTGCACAAATAGACGAAAGGTAGAGTTGTTCTAATCTTCAGATATTTATGCAACAGCCACCGTTTTAGCTGTACCAAGTTGAGTAAATTTATTCAAAATATCGACTCTTATTTGCAAGTCAACCACCTGACGATTAAAGCATCGACTAGATACACCTTGTCCAAGTCGTTTCAAGGCAAACATTTTAGCCTCTATTCGGGATCGTCGATGATAACCAATATCTCGTTTCCACTGCTTTTGACCCTTGTCCCAACAGCCTTGTACTGCATGATTCCTTGCTTTACCAATTTCATTTTCCGCCCATAAAGCAGCATTGGAACGAGGAGGGATAATTACATTTGCTTGCCGTTTCAAAATCGCATCATAACAATTCACTGTGTCATAAGCACCATCAGCCGTGACAGATGCAATGGGTTCATCAATTTGATCTAAAAGAGGTTGGAGCATTTCAGCATCACCATATTGGCAGGTCGTGACTTCAACCGCTTGTATTTCTCCACTGTTTGCATCTGTCGCAAGATGTAATTTCAGCCATTGTCGATGTTGGTTTACGCCATGTTTTTTACGCACCCATTCCCCATCACCTGTAACTTTGATCCCTGTGCTATCAACTAAAATATGCAAGTCTTCCTGTGGATTTTTTGCTGATTTATGTAGAAGTGGCTGGAGCTTATCTGCTCGCCGACTCAATGTTGAGAAGTCTGGAACATTCCAGTCGAGGTGAGCCATTTGCAAAAGGCTTTGAATGAAACCTTGTGTTTGGCGTAAAGCCAGTTGGAACAGGTTTCGTATCGTCAGGGCAAATTGAATTGCTATATCAGTGTAGGTAGGTTGCCGTCCTTTTTTTCCAGTAGGTGTTGCAGACCATTGCATTTGGGGATCAAACCAAATGGTGAAAGCACCCCGTTGACGTAAAGCCTGATTGTACTCAGACCAGTTCGTTGTTTTGTATCGGCTTTTTGATTCTGTATTCATCTAACATGTATGGGGATGAAATTTATTTATGCAACAAAGCCATCTAAATGTATTGGTTAATCTAATATTATTAATCATCCCATTTGGAAAATTTTAAAATACCAAACATTTGATGAAAACCTTATTTTATTAGATTTAAATGATTTACCTAAATATATCGTAGACATTATCTTATCTAATCGACGTATAAGAGATTTTGATAAGATTGACTTGGAATATATAGCAAATTATGGCTCACTCGACAGCTTTTGTACATTGTATTTATTACATCACTGGGGAGTAACCATTAATAGTACTGCTCTGTCTAATGATTGCTGTTCACTCCTCATAAATTCATTAGAGCTACTACTTAAAAAAAATCCTCACCTCCATCGTTCACATGTCTTGTTATTTGATGAATTATTCAATCAAATTTTTATTATGGAATTAAATGGTTATAATAGACCAATCAAAATTAAATTAAATTGGAGACAATATAGAAATAGTAATTGGTCTAATGAAATTAAAAATATATCTATAAAAGCTGAAGTAGATCTTCATGCTCATTCTAAACTTAATCATTTAATTCCTTGCATAGATGAGAGCCTTTTAAATCCGCGTCTATGTAAACAGATTCTAGAATAGAGTGCTTTATCGCAAAAAAACATTTTGGTTTACTTACTAAAGAAAATTATATGGGGATGTTGCGCGGATAAAAAAGTGGATTTCAGTGGGTGCTTAATTGTCTGCGGAGAAGCATTTGGAAGAATGGTTAAGATATCCATGGCGATAAGTTGGTCGAAACAAGAAAGCATTACAGCAAATTATTAGGCGATAAACTCAGTGCTAGGAATTTTGACAGTCAAGTCAAAGAGATTCATGCACGTGTGGCAGTCTTAAAAAAGTTTACGATATTAGACCGACTTCATACCCACGTTGTCACTTGAATTTTAATAACTACAGACAACTCTATCTTTAAAATCTTTATGCCATAAAGCCAATTAAAAATAATGTTGATTTAAGCTGCTTACCATTTGCTTACCAGAATCTAAAAACAAAAAACCACTTACGATTAGTGCACGTAAGTGGTTGTTTTATATGGTGGGCCCAGACAGACTTGAACTGTCGACCAACGGATTATGAGTCCGCTGCTCTAACCAACTGAGCTATAGGCCCTATAAAGTTAAATACAATTAATACAATGCTTTAACTTGATGCTGATTCTACATAAAAACATTTTTCATTGCAATACGTTTTTTTGTAGGCACTATGTAGGCAGTTAAAAATATTGTATGTTATTGCGAGTTATTGCAAACACACGTGATCATACACTATGACCTCTGAAAGAACAAAGCTCACAAAAACATTTGTTGATTCTTTGCCCTTATCACCTGATAAGCAGGTTATCTATCGGGATTCAGAGCTGATTGGCTTCGCGCTGCGAGTTACCATTTCCAAAGTTTATGTTGTCGAGCGTCGCATTGGTAATGGTAAATCATCAGTACGAGTCACTATAGGTAAGCATGGAGAAATCACACCTACACAAGCTCGTGACCAAGCTACTAAATTACTAGGTTTGATGGCACAAGGTATTAACCCGAATCAAGAAAAACAAGAAGCTAAAAAGGAAATGTATGCTGATTATGCGAAAGCTGATCAGCAACCCACCCTATTAGACGCCTACAACGCCTACAAAACAGAACGAGAGCTTAGTCAAAATACACTAGATGACTATAATCAATGTGTAACAGACTACCTAGTAGAATGGCGTGACATAAAATTGATCGATATATCACGTAAGATGGTTCAAGAAAAACATGCTGAATTATCAAAACGATCTAAAGCACGTGCAAATTTAGCAATGCGTTTCTTTAGGGCTGTTTTTAATTTCTCGGTTGAACATTATCTTGATGTAAATGATAAAAATATAATTGATGTATCAAACCCAGTTAATACTTTAAAAGCCAAAAAATCGTGGAATAAAATTAAGCGTAGAAAAAACTATATTCGTAGTAATCAAATGAAAGACTGGTTAGATGCTGTAGTTTCTACAGATTGGGTCGGACAACAATATAAGAATCATAATGCTTATACCAATCAAGATTTTTTATTAACTGTTTTACTTACTGGTTTTCGTAGAGAAGAAGCAGAGACTATCGAATGGTCTCATGTCGATCTCAAATATGGCTCAATCACATCAATTGATCCTAAAAATGGTGAACCTTTGACTCTGCCAATGGGCAAAATCCTCCACTATATAATTCAACAACGTTTTGAACGTTCAGGTGGTGGTAAATATGTTTTCCAAGCTAGACAAGGTGTTGGTCATGTAGCAAATCGAAGTAAAGCCAGGTTGAAAATTGCAGAATTGACTGGCATTACATTTACATACCATGACTTAAGACGAACATTTTCCAGTGTTGCAAACAGCTTAAACATTGGTTCATACACCATTAAAAAGCTTGTAAACCATGCTACAGATGAATCTAATGATGTAACCGAAGGTTATGTACAAGTCTCGTTTGAAGATCTTCAAATTGCAATGAATATGATTGAAGATTTACTTTTAGATGATGAAATCATTTCAACCATAAAAAACAGGAAATTTAAGAAAATTACACGTCATCACGACTATTTGGAAAAGTCCGTTTCTGAAAATCCAATCGAAATTGATGATGCCCTTAAAGCACTTTCAAAAGTTGAACAGTTAAAGGCTAGATTAAGGTAAATCTATGAAAACTACAGGACAATTCATAAACGATACACTTCAACACTCATTCCTTATTTTATGGAAAGAAGATAAGAAAAAATGGGAAGTTGGGTGTGCTTTGTTAAAAAATAAACCTGCAAGCTGACACTTATGCTGAAGCAATTCAATCATTAGCAAAAGCTATTTTAGATTACAAGTTATCACATGAATTCTCAGAAGTAATAGAGAACGATAAAGAGGATTACTTAAAATCTAGTAAATAATGTTTTACATAATCTTAAAAAAGCGACACGAAATGTCGCTTTTTAGTTTATCCACAATCCTTTGAATTTGAATTTATTAAATGATGGCTATAAGATCAAACTTGATTCTGTAACTTAATCAAGAGTAACTATTATGGCCTCTAAATCTATAGCTATCGAAAACCAAGACTTCCCCCAAGACAACTTCGCACAAGATTCTTTTGATGAATCTATCCAAGAATCATTTGATGAAGTAACTCAAGAATTAGAAAATGATTTCAGTCAAGATCCTATTTATGACGATATTGCACAGCTTGAAGCACCTGAAGTAGTGAACCAACAGAAAAAGAAAAGGTGATTTGTATGCGACCTTACTATCTTAAAAATGGCACTAAATATTTGCATATACAAACTGACTTGTTTGAAGATTATCAAGACTATTCTGACGTTAGCGGTATGTACAATCAAAATTATGTATTTTCAGAAAAGAAAGATAGTGCTAAAGAGTTTCATACTAAAGATGATGCTGAACGCTATTTGACTTTATATCGCCGAAAACTGAAAGGTTTTGTTGCAGTGACTGAATAAACTTATAATTGTGAAAATATTTGCTCAGGAAACACATTATCTCTCAGTTTTAGCGCAGATTTTTGCACATTTTATTTGAAAAATGCAGTTATAAAAACGCTCAAAATCAGAGATGATAATGAGCGTTTGCAATGAATTCTAATTATCGACTGCTGCATATTGTAACTGTCCTGCAACCCGATTGACCCACCCTTTTCCATACTTGGGCCAAGTTGAAAGCTTAGTGTAATAATTCAAACGCTCCGCATTAAACTTCATTAATACGTCATTTAAATCAGTACTATTAATAATTTGCAGTGTGATTGGTCCAATAATGCCATCATCCGCTACACCAATAGCACTTTGAAGCTTACGTTTTGCTGTCGCCATTCCAGCATTGATTGCAAAATCCCACACCTGAAAAACAATAGCAGCATCAATTTTATTGGCATTAAGAGCATCCCACCAATCTCTCTTATAAATCTGTTTTGCTTGATCTAATGTTAAATTCTTAATATCAAGCTGGGGATAAGTCATTGCAGAAATGCCGTATTTAGTACCTTTTAACTGACCTTTTCCTATAATGCCTGTTGTCCAGTTACCACGGTCATCTTTATCGTTTGTAAAATTACCTTCATGCCCAATTAACCGCTCAAAAGCTTGATCAAAAGTTAATTTACTCATTCTTCATTCACCCCTTTTATCTCTTTTTTGACTTCTTTTGCTACTTCAAAAATCGTCGCGTTTTCACGCGAATTGATATAGTTAAATGTCCATCGCACAATGGCCCAGAAAGGCAATCCGCAGCAAAAAATGATTCCTCCAAGCGCACACATGCCGAACCAGTTTGATGACCAGTCATGTAAGCCAAATCGTTGAACGACAAGTGAACCACCTGCAATACTTCCGACCAAAGTCGTGACCAATGAAATAACCCATTCTTTTCTTGAGCGAGGTTCACGAGTCATGACAACAATCAAATACGCTAAAGAAGCTGCAATAGATAAAATTGTAATCAGACCATAGAACTTCACAATTGCTGCTGCCCCCACTCCACTACTTACTGGCTCAGCCATTTTGTAATTCACCTAAGTTTTATTTAGGTTCATTTTGAGGGATTGAAATTCTATGTTTGAGATGATGTTCCAATAAAAAAGCCACCTATAAAAGGTGGCTGTGTTCTGATTATATTAGACAACAGGATCTAAACAAAAAGCTGTCCATCCTGATGGTATTAAATACCCCACAGACTGAGGGGGGACTACTAAAGTAGTAAACTTGGGGTTTTACTTGCTTTACGAATTAATAAATGGATTAAGACTCATAGGTACTCAATGGTTTAAATTTTGAAATATCAGCAAGATTCGAAAGTACTATTGCATACTGATTAATTAGATCATCAGGCACATAAACAATATCAGGTCTAGGACTATTATTACCTCCATTACCAAACGCATACTGTTCTATTGTGGGCATGTTTCTAGATCTAAATACTACCACTTTTAGTAAAGAACACCCTGAGAAAGCTGCACTTCCTATTGAATTTAAACTAGTACTAAACTCAACCAATCTGATACTACGACACTCACCTAAAGCTGTTTCTGCTATCGACTCTAAACTATTAGGACATATAAATTTAGTTAAATTAGAGCAGTATTCAAATGCCCTATTACCAATTACTCTAATAGATTGACCTAATTTTACAGATGTAAGAGCAGACCAAAATCGAAACGCATAATAACTAATTTCTGTAACAGAATCAGATATAACCAGTTCAGTGGCAGCAGTCCTATAAATATCTCGGTTAGCATCTTGCTCAACAGTAGGACCTGTTGTTTCATAAATCCAAGAACCATTTACTAGATATTTAATATCATAGGTAGGTTCTTCTATGGGAGGTACATAAGGTGCTAAACAGAATTGAATTACACCCTCACCATTAATATCAATTGTCGGGTTGTTATTCGATTCTGCAATATCCCATACCTCAGCTTGTATAGGCTCTAATTTAATTCTAAGAAATTCAGGAACCTTATTAAAGAACCTGAAATCACCACCACCCTCACCTTCAAGTATGGAAGCTAGATCAGGTATTTGACTAAGCATATAACCAACACCCCAATTACCCGTATTCTCAAAGAACTCACCATTCACTGTAATATGAAATGCTCCCGAACCATTGGTAAACCAAGCCTCAGTAGTAGCCCCCTCACAGCCAATAGGAACATTACCATTATCAAGGCCACCCACACGTAACACCTGGACGCTAGGTACACCTGTGTCTAAGCAATCCTGTACAGCTTGATAATCAATATTTGTTGGCTCATAGCCCAATTGACCGCGAATGTTACCTTGGTGAATGGTCATTGGCTTATCTACTCGACCACGCTTAAATCGACCAACAATTAAGGCTGAAGTTAGTCCTTCTTTAGTTTGTGTTTCGGTCTTGTCTACTGTGACTTGGCTTTGTATGCCAACAGCCTCACCTAATATCTTTGTTGTATTCATCGTCGTTTACCTAGATTGTTTAAACATTTGATAATTTCATTACCCATTTTCATCAATGCATTTTGCTTCTGGACCTCATTCTCCATTTCTTTCTTACGCTCCTCCCAAGCTTCAGATGCGTAATAGTCAGCCTCAAAACTGACAGGCAAATTCAGCACCTCAAACAATGACATCTTGCAATTATTGGCAAGATTCTGGGCCGTACTAAGTAAATGACTGGTCCAGTTCCTTGATGATTCCGAGAAAGGCGGTAGAGGCGCGAAATCGTAAAGGCGCGTCATCTGCACCTCTTTGTACTACGAAACCGTCGTTGTTCACACTTAGCTCTAAATGAGTAAAAAGCTGGTTGTTTAGCTTCTGGAAATCCTGGTAAACCAGGTCAAAATCACTTTGCGGAAGTGATTTCAGGTAATTCAGGCGTAGAGAAAACTGATTTTTATATGCAAGGTCAGGCAGGCCACGGTCAGGAAAGCTCCCTAGATGTTCATGATCTTCATAACTGATTTGAAAAGCCAACATGCAGGCAATCCATTCCGCTGCGTTCATGCAGTGCGCTTCAAGATATTCAGCTTCAGCCCCATTCAACTGACGTACTGTAATTCCCTGTTCTGTTATCTGGTTCAGCCATGCCCCCTGTTCAAGGAAGCATTTCGAAAGGTCAGCATCACTTGAAAACAATGTATTGGTCTGCTGCTGAACATACTTGAGCATTAAAAAATAACGTTCCTGTGCCGCCATCTTGAGAGGCAACGCATTATTTTTTAGCGATTGCGACAGGAAAGCAGAGATTCGCTTTTCATTGAGTTTAGCATCAACAGCGGAGACTTTCAGCGCTTCATTGAATGTGACTTCATTCAACTGGTAGCTATTCTCACCGATGGAAATTGGATCAAAACTGAGCATATTTACACCTTGTAGTTATAAAGATTACGGACATCCTGAGCATCCCAGGCAGTTTTGCTCATCAAACTTAGTGTTACGGCAAGGCTTAACCTGTTGCCAGCCTCATCAATTGGCGCAACAATGGGAGCAGAAACACTTTGGAGAACAAAAGGAAAGTAGGTTTTGCCATGGGTCGAGACTGTTAAAAATGGTGGAATCACACCTGAAAACAGCCCATCAATCCCTTGGTCTGAAATATCAGTCAGCACCGTTCCCTGCGATAGATGCGCTGGTACAGCCCAAGACTGCAAATGCATAATCTTGTTTTCCACTTCTTTTTGGGCATCATTCAAAGCTATGAAAAAGACATTCAGGTTTAAGTGTACTGATGCAGTGGATAGAAAAACCTGAGTGGTATTAACTTTATTTAAATTGGTCTTACCCTCGACCTTTTTCGCAAAATCAGCGATTGGCTGCATTGCTGATGCAATACCCTCCGCTGCCTTGCCAAACAGCGCCCCACCAACGGCACCGATAGAGGCAACGGTCTGCCCTGTCTGTAGACCAGCCATCAGCATTGGCATCTTTAATTCAGGATTGGAATTTTCAAACGGCGTTTGCCATTGGCTTTCAAAATTAATGTCGCCATCAGTTAGAAATGCGCGGATTGTTGGCTGTGACGTATCAGTGACATATTTATCCTGGTCATTTTCATCTTTCGTTTTGATGCACAGGTTAAATTCAGCAAATTTATGTTTTGAGACAAATCCCCAAAAAGGATCTGCACTCAAATCCTCTGGCTGGGTCGTTGTATCAGCGTTCGCTGCCTGTGCGCTTGCCAAATCTGCCATAAAAAAAAGCCCTATCTGAATAAGGCTATTTTGCGTTTTTGGTGCAATCAAACTTAGGGCATGTTCCAATTCATTATTTGATTAACTCGAATTGGCACAACCGACCATTTAAATATCCAACTCCACGCTGATTCTGGACATCGATCAAACCACCATGATTATCACGTATAAATAAATAAACTGCCAAATCAAGCAACATTTTCAAAAGCATTTGCCTGAGCGACTAATGCCTTAACTGTATCTAGTTCGGCTTGAGTTTTAACAGGGAAGCGTTTAGAGAAGCCAATCTCACCATCAAAAGTTGCCAAAGCCACCTTATCCAAATCATTGACAAAAAAGTACTGAGGATTCTTTCTCCATTGTTTGACCAAACCTAATTTTTCCAGTTCAAACAAGCCTTGATGAATAGGATTTTTTTCAATAAATTTCGCACTCTTTTTAGTCTGAGTATTACGACTAGCAATTCGCCACTCCATGTTTTGAATTTTTTCTTTTTGGTCTTCAATCTGTTTTTTCTTTGCCTGCAAACGCTCTTCACGCTTATCGTGATTACGCTTCATTTGACGACCTTTAGAGTTATCAAGAATAAATGGTGTACCACCATGCCCCATAAACGGCTGATCACTGAAAATCATGTCAAATTCAGATTCTAAGCGAGCAAGCTTAGTTTTCATTTTGCCTAAAACACTATGATCATCTGCATCACTCACTTCGGTATTAGCCTCCGCCTTGCTAAAGGACTCTTCCACCACATCATTAGTTGTTATTTCAGATTGCTTGCCCTCAATGTGGGTGATGCCATTTTTACCACGACGAGTTGCTAATCTTTCCTGTACTTTCTGCTGTGCTTCCTTTTGAGTATTTACACCAAGAGATAATGCTAAATTCAATAAATGAAATTCTGTTCTCTCATCATCGGTCATGTAATCAATAGCAGTGAGGTTACTATCATCAAACCCGCCTTGCTTTTTAATCCATTCGTCCATCCGCTTTTGGGCAATACTAATAATTGCTTCATGGCGTTGCATCACGCCCTCTCGCCCTAAAGACTCAAATAGCTCAAGTGCTTGTTTTTCATCGTGGGTATGAGGTTGATCTTGGTGCTGTTCAATCTCGAACCGTTCAACAGTCTCAATCAACTGATCAATGACATCTAGCACATTGTCTCTAGTAACGTTACCTTCAATAGAGTCAAAACTATGGAGTAAACTTTTTTCTAATTCATCCACAATCAAAGCAGCTAAAGCTACAGGGTCAACTATCACACCTGCTTTTTTCATCGCCTTTTGAATGATTGAATCTTTCACCTCATTAGCATCGAAAATAATTGCAGGAATAAATGACTCACGGCGTTGTTTTGCCAACGCCAATCGTCCTAAACCAACAATAAGGTGATATTTGCCAAGCTTTTCAATCACCACAATTGGGTCTTCTTTACTGATTTTGCTTTCATGAATTTTTGGCACATTGTCAGTGATGATCTTATTCAAGGGAATATGTTCATAGCTTCCATCTGTAGCCCAAGAATCAAACCCTGACCAGGTGTGCTGAATTTTCTGCAATAGATCAGCCATGGATATTCTTTTAATGTCACCAAAACCCTGCCAGTCCTGTTCATAATTGGACAGATAAATTTCTTTGGCTTCATCCTCAGTTTCGGCACCTAAAATCACTTTGTGCTCATCAAACTTTCCATCTTTATCTAGTTGTTTGATGATATAGGCATGGTCAGGAATATGGTCTAAATGGTTTTTAACGAATACATCGATTTCATCTCCATCGGCACCCATGGTATTTTCAATAAAACCATAGTGGTGCTGCATCCTAATTCGCCATTCATTACCCTGTGCATCAATGCCAGAGCGGAATGAACCTGCTGGATTCTCAATGGCAATGTTTAAGTCACCAATAGACAAATGACCTTTCTGATATTCACCAGATTGTTTTTGTTCAGTAGAGGGTTGCTCAAGATCATTTAATGGTGATGTGGCAGCTTCATGGGCTTTTTGGTCAAAAGACGTAGGTGTGAAAATTGAATCAACTGAATCAAACATGCTCAGATTGGTATTTTCCCCATAATTTTCTTCAATGATGTTTACGGCGTAATCAATCGCATCTTTAATGCTGACTGGTTCAGGATCACCAAACAGACCAATATTCTGTTGGTCTAATGCCTGTTTCTCTGCAAATTCAGCCATTGCCTTAAATAACAGACTCATCTTTTTTGCGCTGCGACTGTTTTTAGACAGGAATATTGCAAGCTCTGGCACACCCTCTCCGAGGTCACCAAATAGGCCCTGCTGTTTCACAAACTCTGCAATATCCTGATCATTGTGCTTTGCAGCCAATATTGTATTGGCAGCGTCAATAATGGCATTGGCAACCTGTTTATCCAGTGCCTGTTCAATACCATCCACAATAGAGCTTGAAACATCCTGAACATTGCCACGGCTGACCGATTGAGCCTCAATAAATTTAGGGGCTGCTGCACCCAAGGCATTCAGCATATTCTGTAGGTCTGGCTTGGTTTGGTCTGCCATCATTTCAAGTAGTCGGTCATCATTATAGGCCTTGCTGAATATTGCCGCCTTAATACGTGTCACCAATGCCTGTGTTGGCTTTCCATCTTTAGTGATGTATTGCGCTGCCTCTGTTTCGCCCAGTGATTTCAGAAAACCCTGTATGAATTTTTGATTTGCTACTGTCAGTAAATCCCCATCATCACCTGGCATAAACAGGGACAATAAATTCTCATCCAATCGTTTTGCATCAGACTTGGCACGTTCTGTGGCACTGAATGAAAGCTTGTCATCCTGATTTGCCTCCACAGTAAACTGAACACGATCAACCTCAGAAGTACGGATTCTGACAAGGATAGGTTGATTAAACTGGGTAATTGTTTCCGCGTTAAAGCCAAAATATTCAGCTTCATCAATCAGCCACTGTTTATATTCATCCGCATTTCCACGCTCATAGGCAAGCTGTATTGCCATGGTACACCCATTGCCAGATTCCACGACCAGATCATCACCGACAATCGGAGCACCTGTATCAGCACGCCCAGAACGCCCCAGACTTTCAGGATCAAGCGTATTTGATGTTTTCTGTACCCATGCCTGTGATGATTCACGGCTACGGTCGCGCGGCTGTAACTCTTGCGGGTAATTTGGATTCTCTGCACCAGTGGCGGTATGTGAGGCAATGATCTTATCAGCCTCAAGCACCGCAAATACGGTGGATACCTTGGTTCCCTTTGCTGTTTTTACGTTGTTGCTACGGCCTTTTAATACCTTGTTTTCACCACCATGCAAATTTTGTAATACAGCAATCATTGAATCGATTTTATCTAATACCCACTGACCATCTTCATCAATGCTGTCGAATCCATCAACACCGTCAAATGCCCCTTGTTCATAATCTACCTGAAACTCGTTCCTGATCCTTAATAAATCCTCATGGTCTAAAGGTTTATCATTTTCATTTGGGTTATTTTTAAATTCTTCTAACTTATGATGCACAGCCCAGCTCAGCACATCCAACTTCTTTCGACCCTTTTGATCATATAGATAAATATTAGTTCTTTGCTCCTTGGGAATGAAATGTTCTTTCTGCGTTTTTAAGGTGAGAATTTCCAATTGTTCAAATGTCAGATTTCTTGCCATTTCTATAGCTTTCCAGCCATACACTTTAATTTTCTTTGATTTTTGCTCAATATTGACATTCAAGGCTTCATACAGTACATTTAATAAACGGGAGCGTCCTCCATTTTGGGTAAGCAAATTATTTTGCCCAGCCACTTGGTCTGAAGGGATGTTCCCTTTTTTTATGTCCTTAGCAATGGTAACAGCCTGAGTGTAAAACCTAGGTTTATCATTCTTATCTTCAGTGTGTCGTCTCAACCGAACCACCATATAACATTTTTCATTATCAAGATGAATTGGAGCAGCCACAACAATATTTTCAATCGGCTTGCCCTCATCATCCATTGAGCGACTTAGAACCCGCGCCTTTTCAATAATCAAGGGTAAAGTAGGCAGACCCTGAATATCTATCTGTTTCGGTTTATGGCTCATAGCTGATTTAATGCCGCTGGGGGCAATGATTACTGTACCTAACTGTTCATTTTGAAATTCCTGATCATGATTATTTGCAGCCAGCCAATCACGCAACCATTGCATTGCATTTCTTATGATTTTACCCTCGGCATCAGGCTTAATCAGCCCTGATTGAATAGATGCAATAGGCTGTCCAGACAGAAATTTGAAATTCTCTTTTTGGTATTCTGTAATAAGATTCGACATCTCATCCAAAGCAGTTAAAACCCCTGCCTCACTTGTCACATTCTTGACTTTGCTCATTTCACACACAAAAAAATAGCCCAATTAAGGACTATTTTCTTTGTATGTACAGTTGCTAAGACTGTGCTGTTCCAACCAGTTCATTCACTTGATTAATTAGGATATTAACTGCATCAATCAGCAGAGGATCATTGAGATTCTTTTCCGCTTCACTACGAACATTTTGTAGAAGTTCAATAGAAACATTCACCTTTCCATCTATGATCGATTGAAAAAGCTCGTTGACAGATTCAGTAATTTTTCCGCCCAGTAATTCAATCAACTCACGCAACCGTTTTGTACCCTGCAACTTTTCCATGCCTTTTAAACTGGGAATATTTTCTATCAAGGCGCGTAATTCTTTCGTGAGTTTTAATTTCTCTAATGCATTCACTTGAAAATATCCTTAGTTAATTAATTTAGCCTGATCGACTTGATATACAGAATATGCCGTTACAGCTTGTTCAAATAGATCATTAATCTCAGGGGCTAATCGTCCGCCAATTGCTTCAAGCTGGGCCTCAACTTCACTTGAATTAGAGAAATCCACTTCCCCTTTAATCACTTTATTCAGGTAATCTGCATCATCTGTAGATGCCTCATTCCCAGTCTCATCAGGTTCATTTCCATCTGGTACTTTTGCCTCCAGCAAAGCAGGCAACGATCTAAAAGCTGGATACTTCACCATCATTTCCTCAATTGTTTTAAAGAAACGTGGCGCACCATACCCACGGTTCCATGCCCGTGACTGGGCGTTATTGGCAGATACTTCCCATTCTCCATTTGGGTTAATATGTGCGATCCATTCATCATCCCTTTTATCGTTTTTAAATGCCCGATAAAAACCATTTCCCAAGTCCTCAACAGGTGGATAAGTCTTGGTTTTTGGTGCATCTTCTGTTTTTCCAGCTTTCCAGCGTTCAATCGTGTTTTCAACGGATTGAACCATTCTTTCAATTGACTGTTTCAGGCCTGCTGCGGTTGCAACTTTTCCGAAAGGCCGTTCCAGCAATGCCTTAGCATCTGTCAAGGCTTCATTAATACTTTCGGGATAGTTCTGTCTAAAGAATTCTTCAGTGGTGCCACCAGTGAGCCAACTATGACGAATACTGAGTGCATCATAGATATTTCTTGCTTCTGTTTTTGTCACGAGTTTAGCGTTATTCGGGCTTGCTTCGGGCGTGTTGACCCCATCCTTATAAGCCCTATAACTTGTCAATGCATTGCTGTCATCAGGATATTTTAAATTTGCTTCTCGGCTTTCAAGCATATTTTGATAAGCCTGCTCCAAGGTTGGCAATGTCTCGGATGCGCCATAATTACCATCAGGTAATTGGTAGAAAAAAGTATATCCATGATCTGAATGTTTAATCACCCAGGAACCATCAGGCATATCTTTTACTTTTTCCCCATCCTCAATCGATGCGACAATGCCTTGATAACCAACTTTGTCAGCGCCAAAAGCATTCATCTCATCGGTAATTTGCTGAACCTGTTCTAGCTCTGCCCGTGTCGGCGATTTAGCTGATTCATCAATCTGGGCTAATAACCCCTGAATTTCTGCCTCCAATGCAGATTTTTGATTCTGTTTTTCGGCGATACGTTGTTCGGCATCTGCCAAAGCTTGAGCACTGGCAGCTTTCTTGACTTGTGTTCGCTTGAATCGGGCACTGTTTTGGTTAATCAGTTTAACGACACGACCTGCCAACACGGGCAAGGCAATACCCTCTCCCTGATTCGGCTGAATCACACCCGTTACATCTCGGTTATTCATCAGGATTTTCCAAGACAACAAAGTATCTTGTGGTGCAATACGTTTGGCATCCCGATCAGGATGATGAAACAGGATTGTTATGGTTTGCCCATCTTCAAAGTCATAGGAAACGGCAACGTTTAATACCTTTTTATGGCGGAAAGGCTTGTCGCTCTGGTCTACCTTTAAAACCTTAACACCACCCTTTGATGCAGTCTGCATTGCTTTATGCAGCATATTCATCAGTTTGTCGAGATACTGATACTCAACAATGATTGAATCAAAATCTGCATATTCGGCACCAATGGATTCCAGCAATTGAGCCAGTCCATCAAAACTTGACAACAATCCTGATTGGTCATCATGGCGCTGCATATCCAACAGTAGATTTGCGGTTTTGCCCTCATGTGTGGTGAGTTCAATCCCATCCCAACCTGGTACAACGGCGCAAGGAACGTCTTGCAATGCTGTTAAATGATGACGACGAATTAACTGGCTGTGCTTGTGAAAATGTGGGGTTGCCAAGTGGCGTAAAAGGCCATTTAGGTTGGTTTCAATTACATCATCTTCACTGGCATCAAACATACGCCCGAATTGTAGTTGAGCCAAGGCACTGGCCTGATCATCATCCACAGCACCGAGCACAGCCACAGAATCAAAGGCTGGGATGTCAGTCACAGGGCCATCTAAATTGAATTTTTTACGGGAACCTTTCAAATTCACAATACGCCACTGGTCATCATCGGTTGCGGTTTCAGTCACAATCGCATTGAGCTGACGATATTGCCCCTTGATGATCCCGATTGAGCATGAACCACTATTAACTGAATCAAAGCCCTCCACAACACGGCTGGTGTGCGGTTCATGCAATGAATGAAAAATGTCGATATTACGCATTGAAAAATGCCCCAATATTATTGTGATTGAGGCAATTTTTACATTTCAGGCTTTGTGTGGAGATGGGCTGTTCCAATTACAGCAGCATTGGAAACATCTTCACAAAATTAAGGGTAACGATGCCAATTCCATTTTTATTTGTTGCATCGAGGGGGATACTCCCCGCCTGTAATGCGACCAGATGCTCAATAAAAAATACTTTAGTTCTGTGGTTGTGTTTGTCGTAGATGTAGATCTGCATTTCCATCAAATAATCTTTGGGTAATGCCTGAGTTCCGCCATTTTCTCCATCTGGAAACATGATTGCCTTGATTGCTCTTGCACTATTCAAAATGGCAGCATTACGGGTTTCAATAAATGGAATTGAGATTTCACCTGATCCATTGCCTGTAATGTGATTAAGCTGAAATGCGCCTACTTGAACACTGTCTGTTTGAGCATCCAAAATTGAAAGATCAATACTCTGACACAACCAAGGCAACATAAAATCTTTATCAACGAGTGGAATAGGGTCGCCATTACTTGGTGTATCCCATCCTTGTTCTCTTGAAAATAAAGCAAAATCATCAGCATATTCATTTGCTAACTCATAAGGATTGCGTAGATTAATTTTTGTTCGCGCCAAAGCTCCAGTCAAATCAAACGGCTTAAGCTTTACACCAAAATGGATTGTTGAAAGCGTCCCCACCGCATAGAGTTTACTGTATTCCACTTTAGCTTGATCAACTGACATACCTGACCACATACCATGTGTAATTCTAGTTGTAGATTTTGGAGCTTCTTTTTCAATCTCAAGATTCAATCCAAACATTATTCTTGTTCTCCCTGAACTTGACGGGAATCAGCAATATCCTTGGCTATGCGACAGGCATCATGATAATTAAACCCTGCATCTTTTTCTAAAATGTATTGCATGGTTTCTTCTGATAAGTCGGATTCTTTCAATGAAGTGATCACCTGAATCTTCAACAGGGTTGTATTCATCTGTGTCTGTTTATTGGTGTTTTCTTCGGTCACAGCAGCCGATTGTGTGCTTGAGAATTCAATTTGCCACGGAAAATCTTGTTCATCTAGCTGTTCGTTATATGCAAAGCCCCAGTCTAAATGCATGAGATCATTAGCTAATTGAGAGGTTGATTGTCGAATGTACATCGAACGGCGCATGATCTGGCTAGACGTATGAAAAGAAGCTCCATCGCCAATTCCACCAGACAACATATCTGCCCACCCAACCATGCTAGGGTCAAGCCCAATCCCGCCCATCAGGATACGGACATTGATCATAAAGGTTTCAATGTTAATCGGTGAATTACGCTGTCCCTTAATGTCCCCCACAGGGTTTAGGATTTGCTTTTCATCCCAAGTGGGCAATACATGATATTTGGTGTTCCAGATACTCTCTCCACCCTCCATGGCATTTTTTACAAACTTCTCATGGTCCCTAAGTATCCCCTCCAGTGCACGGGTATAGGCCTCTCGCTGGGCTGGTGGCATACCAGACATATTCAGGGTTAAAAACATCTGGTTGACAGCATCGGCAACCTGCTGACTGTTCATTGTTGTCAGTGCAAGAATGACATCATCATATGCTTTCTCAATCATATAGAGAAAGGAACCACCAACCTGACTGGGTAAAATTGGTGATTGTTCAGGATCGTCATTTTCCAGCATTTGAGCAATTATGTTTGCTTCAATAGGATCAAACTGGGGAACATTTAAAATTCGTGGCAGCTTCATCCGAACCATCTGGTTCTTGTTGAGCTTGGTTATCACCTTTGACCAATTTTTCGGATTTAGAGCAAAATATGCAACAGTTTTGCTACCCTGTTCGTAGGCCTGAATCTGGGGTGGATAGGTATATTCATTGCTCAGTAAATCAGTAATACCCACGCCTTTCTTACCATATACACGGGCATAGGCATCACCAAACGAGATACCCTCGGAACAAAGTTTCACTATGTACTTGTTTATGATGGTTTCTACTGGCTTGATACGGGCTTCGAGTTTTTCCAACTGTGCCTTTTCCGTGACACTTAACTCTTTGCCTCTTAAACGTTCTGCTGGAGTAATAAAAATTTGTTGCCCGCTATGGGTATCCCCGCCCAAAGCAGCCATTACATGAATTCCGATTCCCTCCGCTACAGGCGCAAACTTTAGCATCTGCTCCCATTTGGTATAGATTTCCTTACGGGTCCGTTTTTTATTGTCCTTTGTCGGATGTGTTCCAAGCGAAAACGGCGCAACGGATTCATACATATGCGCCATGGCTTCCTGATTCGCGTCCACCATTTCCTGTGGAACGACGCTATTAACACTTGGTCCCAACAAGAGCGATAAAATGTCTGAAGCAGCCATATCTAAGCCAAAAATTAAGAATTAAGGCAATTTTGAGGGCTTGGCTGGTTCCATTAGGTGCTATGTTCCAGTCGGAATTGGTGGTGAAGATTGACCGCTACCTGTTTGCACACCACCATGACGGTGTGATTTACCTGAAACACCCGCAGCAACAACATCAACTGTTGCAGTAATTTTGCCTGTGGTTGTCTGGTTTCCCGTATGTTCAACATCACCCTCAATCACTACTTTCCCCTTTAAATGGATAGTGGGTGCTTCAATAGTCGCTTTAGTGCGGGCCAATAGCTCAATGTTTTCTTGACGAATACGGCGAATGTCCACCACCACATCTTCACCATGCCCAAAAAAGAACGCAATTACAGGGCGTGATTCTTCCCCATTTTCAAAGAAAATATAAACGCCCTCACCTATTTTGATTTCACGCTCTGTATCGTTGTCACTGTCGCCCACTGGATTGGCAAAAGTTGCGGTCAAACCATCACTCGCACCATCAGTTAAACCTGGTATATGGATTTTTGCAGTACGCTTGTTTTTATCATAAGAGAGAATTTTTGCTTTTCTAAAACCCAGGTTCATTTCATTCCCCTAAAAGTGTTTACAAGCTCGCAAGCCATAGTTTTGTTTCTGAACCTACATTTCCACCAATAGCACCTGTCTCGACATGATGCGCGGCAGTCAGGATCACATAGTTCTTTTTGTCAATTTCGACGAGATCACCCGCATTAAGCTCAAAGTTTATTGGGCGGTGAACAATCCCACGCGGAATCAAAACCTTTTCAAGATTCTTTAACTGACGTGCATCCAGCCCCGCTTTTTGAATGACTGACTGCCCCTGTGTTGTGGTGTCATCACCAATGGTCGAGCCGTCTGTCTCAACCGCCACATATGATGATTTTTGGTGTTTTTCCAATACCTTACTATCAATCCACTGTATTTCACTTGGATCAAGCTTTAATACTGTGTCCTGCTTAAAAATTGCATCGAGTTTCAATGCACTGATCTTCAGGTTCTTGAAACAGATCACCGCAGCTTCTTGCTGTAGATACAATGCCAAACGCTCTGTTGGTAAACGCCCTTTAAGACAAATAAATTCAGGCAATGGAATATCTTCACCCAAGCGGATATTGGATGCACCACAGGTACGGTAGGCAGCATTAAATGACGTTTGTTCAAGAATTGTGGCGTTGGATGCAAAAGAAAGTAATTTCTTGCAACCCTTTAAAACCGCAATACATGAAATACCCCCGATACGACCATCTTCCTTAATGGTCTGGGACTTTATTGGATTGGCATAAACAATTTCAAATGAATGCGGAATATCAGTGACAAGGAGTTCAGCACCAGACACCAGCTGCTGCTCCAGCTCTTTTGTATGCTTGACGGCAAATTCAACACTGACGGGCACAGGCACCAGATCAGTCCTTAGCGTTGCCACAATGAGTTCAGAGGCTGAAATCACCTTGTTGGTTGATAGAATCGCAATCCTCATTGATCACGTTCCCCCATCGTCTTAAAGCTAAATGGAGGCGCGACAAAAGCATTTTTAGGCATCAATTCCTTGGCTTCACGATAAGCCTGTTCAGCCTCACTGACTGACAGGCCAAAACCATCACCGCCCATGCTTCTTGAACCCTCCACCAGTTGCGCCTGTATCAGGTCGCAATTGGCACTAAAACAGGGTTCAATGATTGCATACTCAAAACCCTCTAATATAAGGTTTCCATTAATTTCAATTGCACTGGTTAAGCCACGTTGACAAGACAAGGTAGCCCAACCAGCGTAACGTTCGGTTTCCTGTATCAGTGCGGCGGTCACATCCTCCAAAAGCAGGGAATACCCTTTCATCTGCAATTTTTGATGGAAATTAGATGCCAGCACCGAAATGGGACCAGCAATCACTCTGGGATTTTGTGAACCATCATCAGGTAATAATTGCATGGCAAATTACCCGAACAGTGAACCAATCTGACGTGCAACATTTGTCGCTGAACGCGCCAGGTTTGTTGCTGATTGTGCTGCACTCACTACGCTCTGAACGCGGTTGATCAGCCCCTCAACACCAGCAACTCCTCTTTTCCCAGGTAAGACAGTACCGTTACCACCGATACTCGCAAAATTACCAAAGAAGTTAAAATCAATTGGACAGGAAATTACCATTGCCTGTGATCGACTCTCTGTATCAAACTCTGCCATTTCAAATCGAATGGCGCAATTTTCTAATTCATATGCACGGGTAAAACTTTGAACATGACCATCATAGTAATCACAATCAATCATACCTTTATTAGCTACGATATAGTCTGCAAACAGTTGATCATGGCCCGCTTCTGTCACTAAAAGCTGTAAAGTGCCTGTGTAGTGGGTTTTAGGTGGGCCTGCCACAATTCCAGTGAAACCACCTGGATACTGTACTTCAGTTGGGTCCTCATTACTCACAATAGGTCTTGGACAGCTTTTAATTAAAAAACGGTAATCTTCCATTCCGCGCGGAACAAGCATTCCCTGACATGCCAGAATTGGAGAGCCTAACTGCTGGATTGCCACAGCATCAGCCCGCATCTGACCGATAAGCATTGGATTGGTTTGACGCATCTTTATTCTCAATATCTTATTGAATGGTTCTATTTTCAGTGATCAATAGAAATGAATTTTAGGAGTGTTCCAAAACAAAAAGACTGCAATCATGATGCAGTCTTTTATGAAATTTATTAAATGGATTATTTATGCAATCCCATCTTTTTGCCCTTAATTAGAGACTTCATACGCTTACGAATTGCATTTGCAGATAGAGCCCTCAAACGTGCTTTTTTCAGCCCCGCTTTTTGACCACTTGAAAGGCGGATTTTCTGACCAGGCAATCGCTTATTCACGATTTTCTTGATGCCATTTCGAATCGCTGCAATTGCCTTGTAACGTACTTTACGCCCACCTACGGTTTTAGTGCTCATCTGTCCACGAGACAATTTTTTCTTACCACCAATAGAGTCAAAACCCTCCTCCTCATCAGGTTCACCGTAAATAAACTCACGAACCAGTTCATCCAGTGGATCACCCTCATCAGGCATATTGGCAATTACTGTACTTGCAGCAGCTTCAATTGCAGCATCGGCAGCGTCCACGTTATCGCTAAAAATTTCTTGAATCACCGAATCATCAACACCAAATGTTGAAAAGGCATCATCAATCGAGGCGACTAGCGCATTTTCATAGGTACCATCCTCATCATCGGCACCGTCAAGGGCATCAATAATGAGTGAATCCAGTCGGTCAGTCGGCAACTCATCTTCTTCAAGCGTGCCATCTGATACTGCATTCACAAGATCAGATACGATATGCAATGCTGTTTCACGCACATGCTCAATGAATGAAAGTTCTTCACGAATTGAGCTTGTCATTGTATTTACGCTGGTGGTAATCCCAGCAGCTGCCGAATCAAAATCACGAAGCACCAAAGGTTGGTTCGGATTTTTATTGAATGGACCATTTGCACCAAACATTTATATCACCACTTAATAATTTAAAGTTACTTAACAAGAACATCTTCATCAAAGATGACTGACCGCACCGCACCCTCTGGACGGCGTGCCATATATAATCGAACCCGTTCAAAAGGCTTGTCCTGATCAGGCGTTAATCGGAAGTCATAAGGTTTTCCACCTAAATCCTCTGCTGGCTTTAACCATCCAGAAGTAACTGCGCCAGATAAATATTTATCAAGTTCCTTGCTGGCCTTTTCTAAATAGTCGGCTGTTGGCTTCAACATATGACGCTTAAGGATATTGACCGCATCATTCTTGGTACGCATTGCGATTTCAGCGGCTGGTACCAAGCGTAATGCGCTGGTTGCACTCTGGTACTGTGTCAATAAATCACTTAAAACGAACTGCACAACGTCAAACTTGATTGGGCGCACCACATTTACTTTTGCAACTGCAAGCATTTCCATTGTTGGCTCATCGAGTACAACATCTTGACGAAGTTCCAGTGCCTTTTTGCGGAAAGGGAAATCTTTCCAAGCCACCGCAACATGAATCGGTGCATAGCCCTGTGCATTGGTACGTGCATTGCGAAGTAGCTTGTCACCGATATGCTGACCGATATAGGTCGCAAAAATCTTACGTCCACGCAACGATACCGCATCACGGGGACGGCACAAGTTAGGGGACCAGATTGTTTGAACCTGATGTGTCTGTGCATCCAGTGTTTCTGCAAACTGTGCTGCCTGTTCAGGGGTGATAGATGGATCAATTTCAACATCAAGCGGGATGTTCAGCTTTTCCGCCGCCCTCAACATTGCGACATAAAGTGGCAATTCCTCCGCTACAGGCAAAGCCAGGTATGCAGGTGGGTCAACCAGTGTTGTAAGGAATTTATAGGTTACATCTGGATCAAATGGCGGCGGTTGCTCATCATCTAGGGTCAAATTAACCTTGTTACGCCCCAAGCTGTTCAAGGAGTTAAAGGCATCACAGTCCAATATAGCGTTAAAAGCATCCACTCCAAGGGATAATTCAAACTGTTCAAATTCTTCAGTCGCATCAGCCACCGCAACAATGGATGCCATATTTTCAGGATAAGAATTCACAATACCCTGAATTTTAATTACCTCATCACCCGTTGTGGCATCCACAATTCTTAATCGCATGATGAGATCAGAAAGTAAAAGGGGCGCACTGATTTTGCTGAAAAATGCAATTTCAAGTTCTGTATCAGACAAAAAACTAAATGTTGAAAAATCCAAGGTCAGTACACTTGCACCCACGCCATTAATTGACAATACACCAGCTGCTGATAGTTTTAACGTACTCATGTTTGCTCCATTATTCACCTGAAATTAAGCTGCCAAGCTACCAACCCGCAATACCTGAATACTGGGCACACCCGTATCCAGACAGTCCTGCACAGCCATGTAGTAGGGATTATTCGGTTCATAGCCAAGTTGCCCACGGATGTTGCCATTGTGTATCACCATAGGACGGTCAACACGGCCACGTTTAAACAGTCCAATAATGATTGCGCTGGTTAAGCCAACATTTGTCCGTGTTTCTGTGCGGTCCACCACCCCTTGGCTTTGGATGCCAACCGCTTCTCCCAAAATCTTTGTTGTGTTCACTTTGTTTGCGCCTTTGGTTAAACGTTTTAGTTATTTTGCGCCGTGGCTATTCGGGTAATTTTTGTATGTTCCAATAAAAAAACTCTGCCAGAAGCAGAGTTTTAAAGAGGATTCTAATTGTTTAGGACTCAGGATCAGGTTCATCATCAACCACTTCAAAACTCATGGCGAGAACATCATAATCTTTCAATGCTTTCAACTGATCCACATTGCCCTTGATCTGGTTAAAAGCCGCATCACCAGTAACGCGGATAACGGCTGTTTGACCAGGTTGAATATGAATACCAGTCAACGGTTCTATGATTTTTTTATAACTTTGATTAAACAAAGTCACATCACGTACTGTTGGCTCATCACCGAGAGCTTCCAGTAGTGGATTAGTACCATCAAAATCATGATCAGCCATTTAGAACCTCAACATTTTTACCAAGCGCTTTAAACTGTTTAATATTGCCAAGCACAGTTTGTTTTACTGTATTTGTCGGGCACTCAATAGTAACAGTCTCACCCGCTCTGATTGAAGTTTTTGTGCTCGGTTCATAAACGGTGCTCAGGCCATTATTTCGGACAGTAACTTCCAACGGATTATAACGCTGATGAATGGTTTTTTTTTGAACCACGATTTCTTCGTTGTTCTTTTCTTCAACATCCTGTGGTGTTTGATCACCAGCAGCCTGCAAAAACGGGTTTTCATTTTTGGCTGGCGTTGATTTCACTTCCAGTGTTTTCGATTCATCTGTCAAATCGGAAATAACCTTTTTAGCATCTTGTTCCTGATCTGGTGAATTCACTTCCTGCTTCACCTGCAATTCTGTTTGTGATGAAGAGGCGGACTCATTGACCTGTGGTTCTGCACCAGCATTTCCGTTTTCTTCAGTATTTGTGCCAGGTCCGTCCTGATCCGATTGTTTTACATCATCAACAGGCGATTGTGCTTTTTTTGGCTTCGGACCTGGTCTTTTACGTTCAGTTTTAACCTCATCACCAGCAGTTTGAGTTTTATCTTGTTCTTGAGTCATTTTAGTTCACCATTAGAGAAGAAATAATGAAATGATTAAGGCGCATGAAAGCGCCTTAATCAGGATGGTTAGCTTTTAAGTTTTGGCATATTGATAGCATTAATCACTGCAAACTGGTCCGCATAGCGATCAAGCGGATTCAATTCAGCAGCCTGTGAACCAATCAATGCGATTAGGGTTTCGCGTGGGTCTGGAGTCGCTTCTTTCACAGTTAGTGGCATTTCAATCATACCCACCAAAGGATTACGCACAGGCTCACTACCACGACCAGCGAGCAACATTTCAAAAGTTTGGTCAGCTTGAACCAGTACGCCTGCTGAACTTGGGACATGATAGACATGGGTTCCATCCGATAATGTACCAATACGGACAATCTGACCATGACCTGCGGTAGCACCAGTTTTCACTGGCATCTTGTCGGAAGATAACTGAGCAAAGAAGATTTTTGCACTGTCCCCAACATACAGATCAAAACCAACTGTAGCACCGCCAGTATCCTGAATGATGTCTTGTTTAGCAGCTTCAAGGTACTTCATGAATTCGCCAAACAAGTCGCCTGAAGTATTATATGCCGCCGCTAAATTGCCTGTAACACCACGACTTGCATCGAATGTATATTCACGTTCATTATACAGAGCACGCTCTTTACCCTCACCCAACAAACGCACAGTCTGCTCAATGAAAATCTTACCCTGCATTATGGATAATGCGGTACCTACAAACCCTAAATTCAATTCATTGGTTAACTGGTTTACCAGTAAATGAGAGGCACGAATCTGGGTGACGATTGGCGAACTGACAAGATTTTCATATTCTGGTACAAGACTCGCACCAACTGGAGTTAGCTTAAATTTATTTTCACTGTCACGGGCATCAAAGTCCGCAACAAGAAAAACCTCAAGTTTTGCCCCGTTAGGCAATGCCTGGTTCAGCGTGACAGAAATCGCACTTGTATCAATATTGATGCTACTTGCAGCTACTGAATATTCAACACCATTCAGTTTTGCTTTCTTTTCAGCGATTGCAGAAATCACACCTACTAATTTCGATTTAGTGCGATTACGGGTATGTGCAACTTCTTTACCATTAATACGGATTGAAATGTTTCCACTAATGAATGGCAATAATGGTGCTGTCGCATCAGGTGTTTTGGCATCAAAGTCATCATATGCGGTGCGCGCAGTGACTGTATATGTAGCACCAGCCCCACCATTACTTAGAGCAAAACGGAAACGCCCCTCAGAATATGGCTTAGATGCGTTCACACCATCTAAATACTCGCCCTGATGCATAGCACCAAAGGTACGGTCTGTTGTAAATCGTACAGCCACAATCGGCACTTCATTTGAACCGTTGCTGTTTGGAATATAAGCAATGATCGGCATTGCATAAGCAATAACTGTAGCAATGGTTGCAACCGTCATTGCTGGCACAATACTGACTGATTCCTGATGAGTATTGCTCACATCATCGAAACCAGATTCAAGTTTTACATAGGCATCCAAGGCGTTTGCACTTAATTTTTTTACAGCATTGGCAATCGTGCGGCCCGCATCCAACGCAGTTGCAAGAACAGATGGATGTGGCAGTTCACCACCATGGCAGTATTGATATTGTTGAATACCCAGCTTGATTGCATGATCGACACTAGAAGCACTATCAAACCCAATGACTTCAAGAAGCTCATTTAATGTAGATGGACGAAGTTCTGCCATGCCATTCGCCGAATCAAAGCCAGATTCTTCACCATTCTTATAAAAATAATTCTGGCATTCTTGAATGGCAGCCAATTGCGCCTGATATGGAGTTCGTAGTTGTTCAGGTAATGTTAAGGACATCTCTGCACCCATGTTTTAGGTTGAAAATTTGATAAACCTAGATTCGCATGGGTGAAAAATCGCTTAGGTGCCCTGTTCCAATTCTGAAAATACCTTATTCAAAAAGGGCAGATAAAAAAATAGGCCCTTGTAGGACCTATTTTTAATTAAATAACTTTACCCACTCACTCCACTGGATACATAAATCTCAACATCCGAACCAGCAGTTACGACATACCTGAGCTTATCCCACGCATGTTGACGAAATGGTTCTGTATCTGGTGTGCCTGCAGTAATTGTCACAATTGGCGACCAATGATCTTCATTATCAATGTCAGCATTAGGGTGGTTACTCCCAGAGAAATCAACCACTGCACCCGCACCAATTACTTGGTAATTGAAGATTGCAGACGTACATTGGGCAATCTTGCCTTTGTCACCAGTGGTTTTGTCAACTTCATTAAAAACTAAAAATGTCATTTCTTAATTCCTCAAATCTACTTCATCTTTGACTGGATCAACACCCAATTCATCACGGCGGTTTAATACATACTTTTTACCAAAGTCCGACATCATGGTTTGCCCACTGATTCCAACGATTTCAAACCAGACAATAAACCCCTCATAGATCATTAATCCCAGCAAATCACCCTCTTGAAACTGAATATCGGGAATCTGAAAAATTTGCTCTGATAATGTGGGCAAATCAGCGTTGTAGGCTTCAATTTGTGCAATGATCACCAGATCACTAGGATTGTTCATGCTGTTATTTTTATGGATCACACCGCCATTAAATTTATCTGGCAGTACATAAGCAAAGCCCAGCGGATCATATTTATAATTAGGCTCGTCCTGAATTGACAGTGCATTTGCTTCAAACGATAGCGGATCAACTGGAGTGCTTTCATCACCTGGATTGCTATAGACAATTCGCTTACGCCACACTTGCGCAGGGATACTCCCCAGTGTGTTCATCACAATACGGCGAGCTGCTAAATGTCGGCCATTCACCACTCGATTGACAGCATTACTTAACATTTAGCCCTCGCATGAATATGTCAAAACTAAAATCAGACATTTTACCTTTTACCCATGAATCAACGGTTTTATTGATCTCACGCTGCTGGTCCTTGCTGAATGTATGCAATACAGCATTGAGTTGCGCCTGTATTGATGCCTTTCTTAAATCCAGTTCAGCCTGTTTCATTTTTTTAAGCTGATCAGCAAAGTATTTTTTTGCAACCTTGTTGGCACGGCGCATCATTTCCTGTTCAGCTTTTTGAATGTTCGGAATAATTGGCTTTGCCTTTCCGCTTTCAATGTCTGCCATCTGCTGGTTCAACTGGTCCTTGATCTTGGCATCTGACTGCTTATAGCGTGCCCCCACCTGTTTAGTACGCTCCACCTCAACCTGTTTTTTTAAGTATTGGATACCTGCGGGAGATAAAATCCAGTGGACCACACGTAAAACGTGTTTGCATGCCACACCAGATAAATGTGGGTTCCTGACTTTGGGAAAGCCTCCCTCTTGCCGACCTAGCCCATAACCACCAATTGTTGCCATATACCTGAACCAGAATGTATGACGTTCGCAATCACACTCAAACTTGATCTTTCCATTTGCAATGCGGTTTTTTACAGTGCTTACAGCCTCTTTTTTAATGTCAAATACAACTGAATTGAAGTTTGAAAACTCAACTTCCACGTGGTGATTTTGGACCTTACTGTTGGGTCCAGCATTTGTTAAGAAATGAACCACACCACTTTTACGGCTAAGCGGAACGGCCATATAAATTTGCTCATTCGCACGGTCAATATCATCCTGCAAACTCAAATTGACAATATTCTGAATCGTAATCCCTTTTTTGTATTGATCCTTAAGCAGCAAGATATTGTCTTGAAACGCTAAAATATCATCACGGGTAATACGCCGTGGCCTATCCCCTTTTTGCTGGCCTAATGTTGTAAAAAGAACCTTTTCAACATCATAGTCTTTTCCTTTTGCAATATCTTCAGGACGTAAAAACATGGGACGTGGAATTTTACGTCCACGATCATCGTATTCAATTTCACGCTCTGCCAACTTACGTTGTTGATTATCAACGCTCCTACGGCCCTGTAAATCCCTACGCAAACTACCTTTATTCAAGGCTTCCTGCATTTGTTTGTAGGCTTGCTGGAAAGAATCATTACTTGACATAATCCCTCCCTAGACCTGGTATTCAGTGCGCAATCGCATAATGTCAGTGATTTTAGGAACAGCAATGCGCTTTTCTGGCAATTTCTCATAGATACCACTGACACCACAAGCAACCTGAATAACATCCGTATGCTTGCGTGAACCATAAATTCGCAAACTTAATAGCGTTGGGTCCTGTGCCTCATCTGAGCGTACATCCCACACAATCAGGTTATTCAGTGTTCCCTGCTGAATGTTCTTATTGATCAGGTCGCGGATGGCATTGCGGTACTCATTGATCATAGATTTAACCCATACTCCCACATTTCATTAATTTTTGATTCTTCAAGATTCAATAAGCAGCATTTAAAACCACGTCGCCAACTTTGCCATTCACGGATTTAATCAAACAAGTCGGATGAGTAATCAACACACCAAACGGCACATTAATAGCTGCTCTATCAATTTTTCGGTTGAGTGGTATTGGTTCATTAGACCAAAATACCTTTAATGCAATATTGCTCATTGTGTAATGCTCCGAACAACCTGAAATTGAATATTCTGCGAGTGTCGCACGTTCTCATTGATTGAAAGCTTTATATCGAGTTGTGCTGATCCTGCTTTCCATGCCTGTGTAATAGATGCAGGCACTTCAAGCAAGATAAACCCCGCATCTGCAACCTGATCTGGATAAATAGTAATAACAGGTGTAGCAATCACTTGATTCTGTGAATTGATGATCTGGGCAGAAATAAGCATGTCATTAGTGATTGCCATGCCAAGCTTGGTATCAGTGTCATAGAACTGAATCGGCAGCGCAAAGCTGTCACCGATTTTGATTGTTTGATTCATCTTCAAACTCCAATAGCAAACCAATAGAACTCAGTTCCAGATGTTGCACCACTGCCTTCAAAAACCTTGAATTGTGATTTACTTATAATCTCAACATAGACTTTACTTGAACCTCCACCACTAATTTGCTGACCGATTAACGCAAAAGCAGCATTAGGAAACTCAATAGGAAAATTATATATTGCAAAGTCATCACTTACTTTTCCCCATTGAAGAATTAGCCCGTTTGGTAAAGGAGTATAACCATTCTGAGCTGCCAAAAATGAACCGAGCAATAATGATGTTTGTACAGTCAGACCACCTGTAATCAGCGCATTACCAGCAACAGTTCCACCAGCCTTGTCAAATTTTCTATTCTCAATGTCATTCAGTGCATTAATTCTATTAATAATTTCAAGGTCAATTTTATCATTGATCAAATTATCACTATAAATTCTGCTCGATTGCTCACTATTAAGATTATCTAGCAAGGTATTATCAGCATTTGTTCTCTGATTAATTTCATAATCAATTTTATTATTAAGTAAATTATCAGCACTAATCCGATTTGCTTCTTCTGTATTAATATTTTGCTGTAAAGCACTATCGGCATACTGGAGCGCAATTACCCCAGTATTAAAATCAGTTTTTAAAAGGTACTGGGTATGTGGGTCGGGATGATCAAGATGCTGATTCATCAATGCAACGCAAATAGGCGTATTCGGATCAACCGTTATGATCAGATTGGTTAGGTTGATCGTGGACAGGATCATGCCGAAAGATGCAATCGCAACAATATTGGCAACAAGGCGAATCAATGGATCATTGCCCGTTGTTGATGCAATCGCAAAAAGTGCCCCTGTATCTGTGAAAATACCGATTTCAAAGCCATCAACGGTGATTGTCGGCTCAATACTGGTGACAAATCGCAGCGTGTGAGAATTCGGCTCTACACCGCCACCGTTTAGTGGATAACGTTCAACTTCCGCCACTAACGCCGTTCTGTCCAATTCAGTCAAAGGGTCATATTTCGCTGTACCAACGCCAATATGAGACAGTGATACATTCAAGCCCAGACTTGTTGCATTGAGGGCAATATCTCGCCCGACATCTGTTAGAAAATATTGAATAGCCATAGCTCACCCTTAGTTCTATGGCTAATTTAGATGGTTTATTTCACTTGAATTATGGGATGTTCCAAAACTAAGCCAAGACTAAACGATTAGCTATCGAGGTAAGACTACCCTTGATCCAATGCCTGCGCTGCTTTCCGTAATCTGTCAAAACGTGCTTTCTTCTCTGCCCGTTCCTGAGCCTCTGGACTATCATCGGCTACTACCACACTTTCAAAGGCTTCTGTATAGAACACGTTTTCCAAGAAGATAAAGGCAAAAACGTCACCAAGGTCGGGAGATTTAATCCCCTGGCGCTTCATCTCATCCTTGCTTAGAATCTTGTATCGACTGTGCTCATCAAACGTATACGGGATTTTAATAATCTGGTCCTGAATCTTGACCTTATACTTGCGGGTTTTAACCTTGAACCGTCCTGATTCAATGGCGCGTTTTAAACAAACATAGGCCAGAGCACGCTTATTCACATACTCTTTTCGGTTGTCATTATTGAAGCAGGCACCGCCCCAGTACACAGGCATGTACCAGATACCGTGCTTTTTAAGCAACTGCCCCAAGCCTTTACCAGCACCATTGTCATCAACAACCAAGGTTGCATTAGGGTATTTCAGAATACATTCATTAATTTTGGCAAGGAGCTCAACCACATCGTCTTTGTTCTTACACAGTGGAATATCAACCACTTCGACACGTCTAGCACGATCACCCCACTGTGCCTCACCCCAGACTTTAGATACAGCGATAACAGAGTCATCACGGCCAACACCACCGCCGACATCGACAGTAATCACATAACCGAAAACATGATCTTCAAAAATGGATGCACCGACATACATATCATCAGCTTGACGTTTAGTGATCAGGAATTCATCGGCACGGTCAGGGAATTGTCCTAAAACACGGATTTGATATTGCGGATCATCACGACTACCGTATTTTTGTCGTTGTTCTTCTAATGACTGCTTACTGACAAGTGGTGATTCTTCACCATTGAATGTGAGTGCAATCCAAACGCCACCCGCCCTATGACTCAGCTTATGATGGGTCTCATAGAACATACCCGCGTTACGGGTGGGCTGTGAGGTCATAATTGCACGGTTATCTTCGTGCGTTAATGCCCCAAAAGCAACATCAAGAATTGCGTCATCTACACCGCTGGCTTCGTCCACCCATACGGCGTAGTTATCACCATGGTTCCCTGCAATCGTTGTTGGTTGATGCTTGGCTGCGGTTTTGGCAAAGACATACCACTTTTCTTTGTAGCCTTTGATGTAGACGAGTTCAGATTGATAACCGACATAATCCGCCAACCATGCCAGAGGCCCGCTTTTAAGCCGTGACAGGTTGATACTGATTTCTTTCCAGACCTGTTTCTTTAACTGCCCGATCTGTGGAGCAGTAAACATCATGAGGGATTCTTCAAAGAACAACAGGTGCCAGAGTGCAACAATACCTGCCGACGCGGTTTTTCCCGTATTATGGTGAACCATGTTATCAGCGGTCAGGAACGTTGAATCCCCATCCAGCACAAAGCCATAGTAGTCACCATCCCCCAAAGCAGTGACATTATTGATTTTTACGGGCTGGAATTTTCTGTGCTTGAATTCGTATGCGGCGAATTGTCTTTTTGTTTCTTCAGGCCATTCCAGGTATTTCGATACCAAAACCTCCATGGTATCGCCAGCTTTCCAGCCATTTTTTGTCTCAAGTGAAACCAGACAAAGGATATGAGACTTGTTGTAAACATGCCTTGAGCCGTTTGCGTACTCAAATTGATAAAGTTCCTGGTATCCCTTTACAACCTGAATGACTTCACGCGGAGTAAAGCCATCCGTGCCCATTACCGCGTCATTGATTGTTATTTTTTCGACACGTTTCCACTTGCCATTTGCCAAACGGATTTTTGTGCCCTTGCCAAAGCAACCATGCCCCGATGCAACAGATGTACGACTTCCGTCAAACTGGATTGATTCAAAAAGCAGTTCTTGTTGCCAAGTGGGGGTAACACCCAATGCCTCTACTGCAAAGGCATAGATGTCATAGCGATAGCGTGCGCAAAGCTCCCACCATTCGCCAATCTCTTTTAATGGTTTTAGTGCCATTGATTTTTAGGGCATAGGAATTTATTTTTATTTTAAGTTTATAATTTTATTGCTTTTTTCATGTGTTCCAAAAGCAAAAAAGCCCTACGTGCTTGTAGAGCTTTAGACTACCTATGCGGTAGAAAACCTGAAACCACTAAAGGACATACCAGAATGGTGTTTCTAAACTATCTGAACGATATATTTATTACCATATCATCAAATACTAAACGGCAGCATGGTTTTATCTATATATTCCTCTTTTATAGTCTCCCTCGAAGTTACAGCGTGAGCCACTGAAATCTTATGCGTTGCCCAGATTGAAATGAGTGCGGCGATATGACCGTTGTTTAGTGAGCTACTGTCAAACTCTTGTTGTAGTCCGTTTTTATCAATCTTACGAACCTGTAAGATATTCATCGGGTTGTAACGCTCAAGGGACGTTTCAAACTCGACAAGTTCAGCACGATAACTAGCCAGGTAAACCCGAATCACTTCTTCAAGATGCTCCTTTGCATCAAACTTTAATTGCCAGTTCTGGATTAAGTTCGGTGAATCCGTGACAACAATTGTGTCGGCCTGCTGATCAGCCCTGACAGGTAATGTCGTAAAAAGTTCTATCTTTTGTACAATAATTTCGCCAGTGTCGGGAAAACACAGACTGATCAAACGGGTCTGGTCATTTGAAAAACCAGTCACCCGCGCATCAATTTTTATAATCGTTTCGGTTTTTTCGATATTCTCAGTCATCAATCTGCTCCACTGTGATTTCACCTGTGTCACGGTCAGCAAGCACGCGGGTATGACCATCTTCAGAGAACTGATCCGCTTGAACGACAACAAGATCATTTAGTGGCTTGTCTATTGCTGAACCGTCATAAGGGTTATAGCCATTGCCTGTGGTTGTATCATGTTGACCACCAAGGCCGATGATTTGAGGTGCATAACCAATTAACTGCACATCAATGGTAAATATGGATAGGTTGATGGCTTCGCTTGGTACAGGTGCTGGAAACAACTGGTTCTCAACAATTGTGAATGTGCTGTTTTGAATGTGGTTGTTGCCCATGTCAAACGGCACAGCAAAACGGCGCTTACTTTCATCCATTACATATGCACAGAACTGGTCACATACTGAACGTGCATCATGCGCATTGGTTGCGTAAAACGCGATTTGAGCGCGGACTGTCTTTGCAATTAAACGTATCTGGACCTGTTCATCTTCAATTACCACAGGCACGAAATACGGCATCGGAATTAACTGCATGGTGTCGGGTGGCTGGTCCACAAGCGCCGTGGCTGTCAGCATGATCGGCATAAACGCCGTTGCACCGCCAGTCACATCAGCATTTTGGCTTTTTCGGTATTCAGAAAGCATAGCTTCTGAATCATCCATCATCCGTGATGGACATGACTTAATCGCTGTTCGAACATCCCGTTTTTTCCATTCATCCGTCTGAATGGTTTCGGGCATATACCATGCACGAAAATCAACGAGCAGTTTGTACCAGGCATTTTGAATACATTTCAGTGAATCCTTGGGTAATGTCATTGTCATTCCCCTTAGAATCCAAACATGCTTTTAAAAATACGTGGTTTTGGCTTCTTGTCTTTTGGTGTTTCGCCGTTGATTCGCATACGCGCCAGATCACTTTCACTAAGCAATGCATCCGCTTCTTCACATACCGAGTCAAACGAGCGCACCTCCCCAACCATTCCCGAATAAAGATCATGCTGGCGCTGCGCTTGAAGTGCTTCACGTCTCTCTTTACGTGCTACCTGAGTGGACAAAACATCAATCTGGTCAAGTGCCTGACCGTGCATATTCAGCAACTCTGTTTGAGTGTGAATATTGTCATAGTCACGTATAATTTGTTGCTCAAGTAAATGGGCAATCATGGCTTCAGATGCGGATAGCTGGGTAATGTCAGTTGCATTGTCAAAACAGGCAACCAATCCGTCCTGCTCAACAGGAATAGCCAAGCCATCAAATAGCTGACCATCCCCCACATTGGTTGTGTAATTTGGCTGTGTAACGTAATCAAAGCCATAAAAGCCAACAGGAATAAGCCCCAAACCTGCACGCTTATAGTTCTGTGCTGAGCTAAAGCCGCCCACCCGTGCCTGATACTGTTTACGTGCATACTCGCCAGATGGGTTATCAAGAAACTCAGTTACATGAGAGACATTGCCCTCTTTATCGGCATAAACCTCAAGGGTTCTAAATGCACGTTCCAGGTAAACAACCTTGCCATCGACAATCACGGAATCAGGCGGATTCATGCCGTAACGCTTACGGATTTCATGCCCGTTATAGCCGTACAATGTGCCTGTTTTCGCCATTTCCTGAATCTGCGGGCTGTTGATCTGTTTGATCATTTCATTCATATCAACATTGCTGCGGTCTTTACCCAGAAACTGGCGACCACGTTCATGTAAATTGAATGTAATCCTTTTCGTTTTTCGACCTTTTGAATCAGACATAAAAAAGCCCCAATATGACTATTAGGGCTATTTTTTCACTTCACCAGCTATTTAATTTTGGGCTGTTCCAACACTAAAAGCTTTTCAATATCTGAGGTTTTAATTGTCATATTCAAAGAATGACCACTCTTGAGTCCTATCATTACACTGGAATATTCACTTTTTCCATATGTATAACCACCACGGCCAAAATCTGAGTCTGAAACTTCAATGGAGTCAATCTCTGATAAATCTAAATACTGCGAGTTCTGGTGTTGAGAACAATAGATTTTAGTCAGCATTTCTTTAACTCCTTAATTTCGTAAAACCAGAACGATGCAATCATGGCAATAAGCCAGATTGCACAATTGATTAGCCCTACAATGATCAGGAAAAATAGCGTGAGTAAATTCATTAGAATACTCCCCATTGTTTAGTGACCTAATCGACGCGCTTTAAGACGGCGTTTCTTTTGACTTACTTTGTTGGGCTTTTTATCCACTTTTGAGGGTGTAAATTCAGGCAAGCTATAAGCGCCGTGTTGTCTTGGTGAAGTCTCTAAAGCTGAACATCCAAGCTGGGCAGCAGCACCAATCGCATGTAATAAGGCAACTTTACTCATTCGCATTTTATAATTCCTCATAAAAAAGAACCCTATGCAACAGTGCATAGGGTGAGTTCAAACGATTACTCGACTTGCTGGCCCTCAACCCCACGGGCTTGGCGTTCAGCAGTACGCACATCAAAGGCGGCTAAAGCCGTTTCCATTGCAGTAATGGCTTCTTTGTTCTTGTCGGACGGAAACTTGCCATCAAGATACTTGGTACGGTGAATCAGGATTTTTAACAGTGATTCATTTGTGGCCCCATTTACACCGTCAATAACCGTTGGCCCATCCTGAAAATGGATATGAATATCGAATGGATTGGTATAGTCAATTGATTCAGGATTCGCTGAAATCTGGTAAAAGGTGGCAGGCTTATAGGCTGTAACACCCTCTACAGCTTGACCCGCAAGTAACTGGTCAAAAGCTTCATCACTTAAAGCTGGATTATTGGTAAAACCCAAAAACTGCTCGATTAGCAGATCACCATCACTACCCACATCGGTTGTGAGTGCAATCTGGTTTTCTTCTTGATCATTGTTTTGTGACATGAAAAAAGTCCTGGTAAATGGTTAATTATTTCTCTGCATAAAGCAGTTAAATAAAACCATCACCTGAACTATTTAGATTTAATGAGTTCCAATTCAAATAGCGTTATCTGTAATGCCAACACTAAAATCCTGAACGATAAAGGATTGACTCACGATACCCACTCCAATCGGTAAGTCCCCATCGACATCCAGTTGCTTGGCATTGACCTTGACTACAATGTTTGCGGGCACCAGACGGCGGATAATGGGTGAAAGCTCTACAATCTCAGCAAGATCAACCGATTCATCAATGGTGATTCGGATTCGGCTTGTCAGGAAATGGTCAGGGCGTTCCTCATCAATGAGGTATTGCGGATAGCTGGTATAGGTGCTGATCGGGTGCCACATCCGCTTAATCTGCCATTGGTCCGTCCACAGCATACGCAAAACGAACTCAAGAAAGCCCAGACCGCGCTCACTTGCCATGCTGGACCAGTTGGCATAGATCACCCGCATCAGGGTGTCAGAAGTCACAGGACGGCGTAGCACGACCAAACCATCCTGTTTTGAGAAGCGCTCAACCACAGTTGGACTGCCAATATGCGGAGCGCCGTAATCCAGCAGATCCTGAATTTGTTCCTGAAACACATCAGCAAAAACCTGTTTAAAGGCCTTTGCCATGGCCGTTTCTAGCCCAGAACTCCGACGATTATTTCTCTGCTGGTCAATCGGACGGGTAAAGTTTATATCCATGCCGCCCCCGATGTTTCAGCCGTGCGCTCAATGTTCAAGGTAATGCTTGGTTCTGAGATATAGACCCATTCGTGCGGTTTATTGAGTACAACAGGCACATTTAAGGAGAAGTCACTAATATTGTCCTGAAACGCGACAATATTGGTTCTAAGCTGTGTTGAAATGCCTTGGGTATTAAACCCATTCACCAGCCAACGGCTTGCACTAAGCTTTGTACGTCCGTAGCGGTCAACCAGCAATCCCTTGATCTGGGCTTTCACGCCGTCAAGATCATGCACAGCTGCCAAGCGCCCATTCAGGGTAATATTAAACGGCTTCTCCACAACAGCATGGACACGCACCCGATCTTTATACAGGCTATCCAGCAAGCCAATGTATTGAATAATTTCAGTTTCAAGGTTTGCCTGTTCTGCATTGTTTTTGGCGACCACAGCAATGTGCAAGTGGTTAATGTCCTGGTAGGTCACGCCATAGTAACGGTCCTGTTCGTTCTCATTCCATACCGCGATATAGTGGCAACGGGCCATAAACTTTTGGCGAACCGAATAATCAAAATTCCCCAGAAACACGGCATTTTCATCATAGAGCGCTGGATATGTGGCAAGCACACGCAACTGGGAAATATTCAAAGGATCAGCACCCTGCCGAACGATACCGCCTTGCTTGAATCTGACAGATACCTTGGTTTCATCTGTAGTCAGCACATCGAGTAATGATGCATCTTTCAACCGTGATACATCGACATCCCCGTATGTTTCAAGAATTCCAAACGTGAATACCTGGTTTGCCTGTGCTGTACGGCCTGCACGCTCATCATCCCCAAACTCAATGAAAATACGGCGTAGGCTGTCTGTAGTGAGGTTAAATGCATATTCCAAGGGCTCGACGCTCATCCAGCGTTTTTTAAGCTGGTATGCCTGATTTGAGTTATCCCGAACGGTAATTCCTGCCAGTGATAAATCATCCCTGAGCTGCAACTCAACACGGTGAAAGTTTTCTGTGCTTTGGACGGTGTACTGGACTTCTCGGTATTCGCTCTGCTCAACCAGCACTTCCCCCGTTTCACCAGCATTGACCGTTACGGATTGAAGCAAGCGCCATGGTCTGCTGCCACTGTTGTCCTCAATCATTCGCCCCTGACTTAAAGTAATGCTATTCGCTGATCGGTTCAGCACTTCCAGTACATGCTGTGTTGGCATCCCGATTGGTAAAATACCCTTGTTTGTGGCATCGGCAATGATTGACCTGTCACGGGTTTTAATGAATGGCTCAATCTCGGATATATCCACTTCCTGACTAAATAAAGACAGAAATGCTGCAATTGAGCGTAGGAACCTAAGCACAATCGGGTCCTGTGCGTTATACCGTTCAAGAATCTCGTAATCGTCCAGCACTGCGACAATACGTGCCTCAAAATCAGCTTGCGTCAACATCGTATGTCTCCCCGTTACGTGATAACTGCATGTCCCGTACCTGGTTCAAATTAATTGCAATCTGGTTGCCAACCTGCAAATAAATGACTTTTGTTTCAAACCCCTCATCCCGTGACCACAATTGAAGCTGGTCGGCGCTTAGCTGTTTCAGGATTGGAATGTCAGATTTCATTTTTTCAATGAAGTTATTGGCAACTGGAGCACTTAACGGCGCAAGCAAAATACTATTGAAGTCTGGTCCATAGTCAGAACCGAAATAGCCGTTGATTTCGGATTCAAGCCAGTGCTCAATCATTGCCATGATCTTTGGGTAATCAATCATATCCCCGCCCTCTGTGCAGCAATGAGCATCAACCTACACAGGATAAATGCCCCAAGAAATGTGAATGAGTACATGGCAAAGGCAATCAAAAAGATATATAGGCCATAACCAGCAATATCTAAAAAAGTCAGCAATGTATAGAAGCGCCAGGTAATAATGTAGGTAATGAACAGTGCCAAAATTAACAGCAGCCAGAGTGTCCATTTTATTTTCTTGAAAATGAGCTCTGTAACACCCTTGTTTAAAAGGGCATTCATAGGCATTGCCAATTTCTTTGTACTATTGAACGCAAGTGCCACATGCAGGATATAACTTACGATTAGAAACACATCAACAATCACAGATTGATACGTCAGATACATTTGCCCACTCCATACTATTTTGATTAGGTTATGGCTTTGGGTATGTTGAAAATTCTTGTTGTTCCAATAAAAAAGGCTACTTTATCAAGTAGCCTTTTAAGGTGTAATCAATTTGATTGCATGGGTCGCAAATATTCTGCTTCCGCAAATTGAGGGTTGATTTCGCCTAATCGCACTTGTTCATTTACAAATTTATGGGAGGGATTGAATATGTCGCAACTGCTCAAGCAATTGGTCACGCTGTGAAGTCAATCCAGCTATATCTTTATCCAGTTGACTTTCTTCTTCGCGCTTGTCATTCAGCTGCTGGGTGATACCACGATTATTTCGTGGTGGCAATTTAAACTTATCTTTCTTATTTTGCTCATCAATCATTGATTGAGCCTTTCGAACAAGGCTGGCAACACCAGAAACCGCATTATCAAATGTCGGCTGATAGTCGTCGCTGAAATCACCTGGCAGGACGATTTCCTTACCGTTCAATTCTGCCTTGATGACATCGGCGCTTGCACGGACGTACAAAACCAGTTCCTGTCCACCAGCAAACCGAAAAAAGACAGGTGAGGTACTGACTCCGCCTTTCCGTTGAACTTTTTTGACTTCAACAATCGGAATCTTATCCCCTGTTCCTTTTTCCAATGCTGCCTTGATTTTTTTGATATACGGCGTATCTGGTGTAACCGCCGCAAGGTTTAAACTGCCCATAATAAAAAAGCCCTATTGGTGTATAGGGCTATTTTGCATTCATAGTATGGTGAAAATAGATTGTGTTCCAATCACTCAAGAATATTTTTGCCATCATAGGAGTTGAGACAAGGCTGTACTTGCCCTACCAACTCATCTAGTTCTTTAAGTAATTTAGGTTTGATCTGCTTACCACCCACACAGAGTAATCTGCCAGCATCCGAAAGCGAATTAGAGAATTGCTCAAGATACTGCATAGCCTTACCGATTTCAATTTGCAAATTATGAGTTACGCTGCGAGCAATCTTTTCTTGTTCAATGAAATATTTTCGGATTTCGTGACCTTTATTGTTACGCTCCATCATACCAAGATGTTTTGCCATATCTATAGAGATGATGTATTCATTGAGATATTTAGCACCTGATACCTGCTCCTCTTTTTTGAGGATCAGCATATAGTCATAATTTTCTTCAAATTTACACTGCTTAATACGGCGTTTCATCCAATCTGAAAAGTCTGTTTTCACTTCAAGTGCAGCATGTACGTCACGAGCATTCACACCAAGTTGCTGCTCATTCCCTAAAACCACATTTGAGAATTGAATAGGATTATTTGCTATGTTCATTTCTACATACCTAACCGTCTAAAAAATTAGACAGGCAGAAAGGCGGACGGTATGAGATACGCTTTTCCTTTCGATGTACGGTCTAGCCTGCACATCAATTATGGAAAGCATGAGTTGTTCAAATTTCAGGTGATTCCAAACGTAAAAAAAGCCCACAATGTGAGCTTTCTTTTTTAACTGACTATCTGAAATTAGATAACAGTAATCGTCATTGCCTGTGGTCCTTTTTTACCTTGACCCAAAACGAATTTCACACGTTGGCCCTCTTGTAAAACCTTGAAACCATTGCTTTGAATTTCACTAAAGTGGGCGAAAACATCTTGACCAGAATCAGCTTGAATAAAACCAAAACCTTTAGTCTCATTAAACCACTTTACTGTTCCGTTTACTGTTTCAGACATAAAATCTAAACCTTTTAAATCTTTGTTAATTAAGAGAGTTGAAAATAAATGATTTACTTTTAACTCTATCTACTCATGTTCAAATAGATACTACAAGTGTATTACATTATGAAGTCAAACGATACAGCTGATTTACTGCTGTATAGAAGCTCTTACCGTCCAGGTTGAATTCAACTTCCTGTCCAGACTGTAAAAGTACCTTTTTACCGACTTCAACCCATTTAAAGCCATTCAAGGTGCTTTGCTGACGTTTAACGGGAATAATCTTTACACTAATTTCGTTGCCATTACAGGCTTTGGCTAAATGCCATTCATTAATAATATTCAATTCAATATCACTCATTTCTGAGCTCAAGTGATCGTTTTGATTTACTACAATTCTAGGACTGACGAGAGGAGAAACAGCATTTATAGAATCTAATAATTGTTAGCTTTTTTAGGGTTATTTAAGCTAATTTAATTGCTGCCTATATATTTGAAACAGCAATTTAAATATCACAGAGCGTATTAATTGGATGCGGGAGTTGGATTTGAACCAACGACCTTTGGGTTATGAGCCCAACGAGCTACCAGACTGCTCCATCCCGCAACGGATTGAAGCTTTATACGCCCTTAAATGTGAATAAGCAAGTAAATTAGAAATAAATACTAAATTAAGTACATTTAATATCCAATTTCTTTAAATATGAGTCAAACACTATTTTAAAATCGTTTTGCAGGCCCTCTTTGGTGTAATTGCCTGGTTCAAGCTTTAACAATGCAGGCACATAGTCTTTTTCATAGGTGCTTGGATATTCTTCACACAACACTTTTCTCTGTTCTTCTCTATCCGCATTAGGATTGTCCAGCAGGTCCAGATACTCACCAATCTTTTTATCAGCAGCTTCAATTTGCGCCGTGGCTTTTGGATCGGATACGTGTTGCTTTTGGCATCCGATTGTTAGTAGAGAAAGGGTTATTAAGGCTAGAGTTTTGGTTTTCATAATTTTGACTTGAATGGTTTTAAATGATTATTGATGGTGTAAAAAAATGGGGGATTTAACCTATATTCGTCCATGTTTTTTCAAATTACACTCCCGACATAGTATCTGTAAGTTTTTATCAGAATTTGAACCACCTTTAGATAAAGGAATAATGTGATCAAATTCTAAAGCGTGAGTTCGACCACATTCAACACAAGCGCCACCACAACGTTGCCACACCGTTGACATTATTGCTTGGGGAATTTTCTTTCTCTTATAACTACTGCTTTGTAAAACATCAGCCTGCCTATGATACATTTTTAATGCCAATTCAATATAAGCATGTAAAACACAGGCATCATCTGAAAATATTGTGCATGATGCTTTTTTAGATTTTGATAAGATGGACAACTCATCATTATTTAAATCAACAGATACCAAATTAGAAAATGGTATATTTATAACTTGATCAATAGATTTAAAAATTATTCTTTCATTTGTTAGGAAAATTTCCCCCTCGTGCACATAGATATTTTCTTCATCTTCGTCATAAGGTAAAGTTACATAATCCAAATAGAAGAATATAAGCTCAGTATTTTTGGTAATTATCCCTTTAACTTGAATAGGTTTTAGTTTTCCTTTTCTAACTTTATCAGCACGATCTAAACGTGAAAACATCTTGTTGGTATCTGTGATAATTCTTTTGCTGGGTTTAAAAATATCATATAAATTTTTAAAGTGAGCCTTATCTTCCTCTATGTCATCAAAATAATAGGATGACAAATAGAACTCCATAAAACTATTCACTTCACGTCTTGCATAAGAAATAATTTCTTCAAAATCTATTTTTTTGCTATCACAAAAATTTTCAATCTTTTTCTGGGCTTTTTTGTTTAATGGATTTTCAATATCTAACAAGTCTTTGAGTAAAATCTTAAACTCCTTTATTATTTCATGTGAAATATCTAAGATGACTTTATTTTCAAACTGCTCAATAACTTGCTCATCAGCAATCTCAACTCCGTAAAACTCAGCTAACGGCTTCAAACCACCATAAAAGCCTTGACCAACTAGTTTGAACTTCCAGTTATCTTTATGCCGATATAGCTCACACAAGATTAATGCTGATTCTTGTCTATCTTTGCAATCTATATCACCCCCACATATCAAGCTTTCCTCTAACTGAACTTTGACATTTAGCCTGTTCAGGATAGAAAATTTTGTGTCGGTTTCTACCAATGTTGCACATACAGCAATCCGCTGCACATCATCTGCCAGCTTTGGAATAATAATTGAAAATCCAACGGTGTTAATGCTTAAATTCTTCAATTGAATAGTTTTGTTTTTATTGTAAACCTGACCATAAAATATCATATCGTCATCTGATTTTATCTTATAATCTTTGCCGTATAATGCATACGCACTAAAATCCACCTCAGATAAAGAAACCCAAAAACACTTATATTAATATTAAGCAATTTATTTGGCACAATAGTATTCGCGCCTAAAACTAAATTCATTTAAATACCTTTCAACTCATCATATCTTCTATTGCCAAAACAACCAATGCTAAATAATGAGATATAAAAATATAAACCACCAAAAATACTGCTATTCCTGCGATAAATGCCCCAGTATCGCCAATATAGGATTCAGCCAATCCACCCACACCTATAGCAATCAAAAGTGAGATGCCACGGCGAGCCCAAAAATAGATTCCACGTTTTTTGGGTGTGCTGACCAAGTGCTGGGCATATGATAATTTTCTTTTAGACATTTAGACTTCCTGCCTAATCCAATCTTAAACCCAACTTATAAAATCCTTGAGGTTTACAAACAACCTGGTTCTGTTCCATTTTTACAGCTAGTCATATTCTCAAGCTCTGTTATTCTTTTATCCGTCCTATTAACCAAACAAGATGAAAGAACATAACCATACATTGATCCCTTTGATACAGGTGATGCCTCAAAAGAACAATCTTTTTCTTTGAACTGTACCCATAACTTTTGTGATTCCCTTAAACGATTTTTTTCGTCAGGGCTTAATTCAGCTTGGTAATTAGAATAAATCTTTCCTAATTTAGCATCACTTTCACTAAGCACCCTTGAGGCACACTTATTAAGATCAGTTTGATTGGTATATGTTTTGCATTTATCTATTCCAGCTTTCGCCACATTGCTTAAACAAATTATTGTTAAGCCTAAAATTATGCGCCCCATTTATCCTGCCCCAAGCCACCTGTTATTGCATGAGCTAAAATTCTATTGCTCACATTTTGATTAATAGTACCACTATTTTGATTCTTAACAACAACTTCCTGTTTTCTAAGTCATCTGTGCGATGAACTACTTTCCTCTTAATTAGAATTTTTACCGACAATCATTTCTTTTGCAGATTGCGTAATATTCTCCATTAATTCCTTAGCTTGATCAGAATTTTGAAAATTATCCCAATCAGCATCTTTTTTCGCTAAAATCTTCCCAAGCTCTCTAAAAAGAGGTTCACATTTCTCATTTTTTGGCACTAAGTATGAAACTGTAAACTTATAAATTTCATTTCGAGTTCCATTGCTAATATATTTTAACGAGTCTTGTTTTATTTTTTGTTGGTGATTTTTATAACTACTCAAAGCATATTCAGGTGATGTTAAATAGCCAGCATACAGTGCCATCCCTGCTCCTCCATAAATAAGAGCTTGAGATTCACGATCACTTTGCTGATTAAAAGCTGTCTTAATGAACCCAGTTGTTAATGCACTAGAAGCGCACCTTGTGTACTGGTTTGCTTTATTTTCATTTCCAGTTGTTTTTATATCTGCGGCATAAACAGTATGCATCATCCCTAAACCAATAACAAAAACAACTTTCTTTAAAATTTTACTCATTACTTTTACCCCTTTAAAATATAAAAGTTCCCTGAACCTTGTTTATTTAAATTCTTTCTTTAAATCAACGTATGGCTGCATGTTTTCTTCACAAAAGGTGTGTTTACTATAGGCATCTATTCTCTTTTTAGTATCCATTACAACATCTTTAGCAAGTTTATCTACCGTTTTCTGTGGAATTATTTTTCTGCATTGGCCTTGATCATACATAGCCATTAAATTTGCTTTAACATTCCCCTCAAAACCACAGACATCTTCCAAAAGACCGTTAAACATACCCGCAGCCAAGGTTTGCTCACATGCTTTTACTTTTTCTTGATTTGAAGCAGCAAAAGTTGAATTTAGAGCAATGCCCAAACCTAGAAATAAAATAATTTTTCTCATTTTAACCATTCCACTTAATCCCCATCCCCAATCCACCAGTTATTGCGTGAGCCAATATGCGATTGCTCACATTTTGACTAATATTACCACCACTTGAGTTCACTACATGAACTTTTTGTGGATCAGGCGATGTAAGGTACTCTTTGGCTGGTTCAATTTTAGTTTCAAGTTTTGGCGGAGTATAACTTGCTGCAATAGACTGGGATCGAGTTGCTATAGGTGTCACTGCTGGTATAGAGCTTAAAGTTGAAGTTTGCTGCTTAACTTTTTGCATTATAGATTCAGCATCTTTAGCTATAGGTGATTTAATATTACTTATAGATTGGCTACTTTGTGTAGTTGAGCGAATATTAGGTTTTGATTTAGCCAAATCAAGGGCAGTACCAACTCGATTAACAGATTGTGGTGATGCTTTATTTATTCCATCCTGATGACTTGTTTTTCCTGTGTTTGGGTTTGCCACAGATGACCATACACTTGAAATATCAGAAATGGCACGATCTTTATTACCACTTTTGCCCTCTACATAATTCTTAGCTGATTGTGGTAATAAATGCATGAACATTTTATCTTGCAATTCGGGAGTAAATTTTTCTTTACCTGTAAGCCCCATATCTTTTTTAACATTCTTCAAAGTTGAGGCAATAATCTGATACTTACCAGCAGCATTAATTCGATTAGAATCACCGAACGGTTTTTCATTTGCTTTCAATATTTCATCAATGGTCATATCAGTTAAATTTGGTACATTCTTTGACTGAAAATCCCCTTTAACACGTTTACTAGGATTACCACCAGTATTAACAGAAGTATAAGTACCCTCACCTTTAGCAATAGCATCCGCCAATGGCTGATATTTCCCCAACTTCCCAGAATTAGCAGCATCCCCAAACTTGGCAACCTTTTTATCACCATCGCCAACGGTATCATTCCATGCCTGAGAGATTGTGTTGCCAACTGTCATGGCTGCACCTTTGCCCCAATCAACAAAAGTTTTTGCACCTTTAACAGCAGCACCAGCGGGAGTTAGATTAAATGCATTCGATACCAGGTCAATAAACCCATCCCAGCCTTTTTTAATTACGGATGGAATATCTGCATTGATCAGGGAATCAGTCCATTCTTTGACATACGGCGCAACAACACCGCCAAGCTTGTCACCAATCCATGAACCGATAGCAGCGCCTGCAATGGTTCCTACTGGGCCAAAGATACTACCCAGTGCACCACCAGCCAAACCACCAATCGCTGAACCCGTTGCTTGACCTTTCTCTTTTGTAGACTTCTCGCTCCATCCACTAAAAGACATAGCAGTGAGTAACGCACCAATGACAGGTAATCCTTTACCGAATTTTAGAATCTTGCCTAGGCCTTTGGCACCTTTACCCAGCAACCCGCCAAGCAATCCACCCAGTAGGCCACCACCTGCACCGATCAGCTTACCAATGCCACCCAGCAACCCACCTTTAGATTGTAAATTGTCAGCAATACGCTGGAGTAGCTTTACTTGTTTTTTGTTGTGTTCAGATTGTTCTTTTGGCAATGGTTCATTGCGCTTGCGTGACTTCATTAATCCCGTAAGTGGACGAAGCATAAAGCCAGCCGCACGTTTAACTGGTGACAGTACGGTGGCGACTTCATTGATTGCATCAACTGTTGGGTCCACACCTTGTGGAGTGCTTGCAATACTACCCTTAATCGCCGTGCCAATCGTTTGAGCGATTTTACCCAATGTCGATTTAGATTCACTTGCTCCGCCAATGAAGCGCCCTTTTGAATCACGTTCGCGCTGTACTGGAATTGGGTCAATTTGTTCAGCAGATACACCTGGTTTAGGTCCTGATTGACCAACGGCGCGTGTGGTCTCGGTTTGTTGATTTACAGCAGTTGAATTATCCCTACTTGGCTCATTCCCTCTATTGGAAAATTCACGTAGTACACTCTCAGGTGAATCCAATTCAACGGCCTGACGTTGTAATACATTCGGGGAACGATTTCTTTTTAATTCTGGAATTGATTCTTCAATTAAATCATCCAGCGTTTTTGCAACCTTGTCTAAAGCCAGTGTGGCCTGAACAATAGGGTTCGCCATTTCCTTTAATAGATCATCAGAATCTACTGGTTTAATCTGGGCATCAATCAATGCCTGTTCTAATGCACTTAGCTTAGGTTTGGGTACCGAATATTTTGATAATAGTGATTGTTCCAGGTTCTTCTGAAAGCCTAGCAAAATGTCTCGGATTTCTTCTGTTGTTTTATCAATCTTGGATATGTCACGACCTGTTTGCTTTAGACCGATAATGAAGCCCAATTCGTCATATTGCAGGAATGGCTTGTTTTCATCATCATTAAACATAAAAAATCACCCAATTTTTACATAGAGTGATTCTAATATTTTAAGATTACTTTATCCTCATGAGGTTCCGAAGAAAATTAACTAGATGACCATTAATCACAATGATCAACCCAAACAAACCACAAATTAACTTCTTTTGAATAAAAGTGATAAGCCACATCCCACTGATTTTGATAATAGTGCGTTGCCCCTTTAGGCGCATTATTCTGAATCACGGCGTGGCTAATCTAACAAGAAGTTTATGTGCTTCATTTAGGTCATAGTGCAGGTGGATCAACATATATTGATTCATAAAACTGTTTCCTTTTTAGATTTAATATTGTTCACAATCGTTGTTAGGTCAGCAGTAGTCTTATAGGCCTGTAGACTATTAACCTCCCGTTCAAGATCAAAATTTCTTTGTACCAGCTTTGAAAATTCACGCTGCATATAAAGAATTTGCTCTGGGTCTCTTAATCGGGCCAATGCCAAAGCCAGTAAATTAAATTCGTTTTCAACATTACGGTTATGGAAAGCAAATTCATTAAAACTGATTTCCAACTTTCCGCCGTGCCGATACTTTCCACTGTAGCCAACACAATCTTTAGGTACTGCCATTGCGCCTTTAATGTATTTACAGCGCTTACCTGGTGAGACATAGATAAGCCCCCAGCGTTCAGGTAATTCATCTGGTTTTATTAAGTCAGTCGGACAAATGAAATAACGCCATTTCCCAATACCTTTCTCTGGAGAAATACGATGTGGTTTCTTACGGTCAGCAAGAAAGTCAGCGCGGCTTGTTTTAGCTTCCAGTAGTATCGTGCCAATGTCGTAACCATCACTACCATGACGAATGCCGAATACATCTGGATTCTCTCCATAGCATGATGGTTCAATGATAGAGAAATGACAGCCATGACCGTTTGCAGACTCAGGCTTTCGTAAAAGCGCTGCGCCGATCTCACATAATTCGCGGTGTGTTAAAGTATTTTGATTCATGCTTCCACCTGTTGTTCGTCATCCTCAGGATCACCCGCTTCGATTAATGCAAGTTTGCGGGCAAAGGCAGCTTTCTTATCAGTTGCCATTTTCTCTTTGGCAATTCGCATACGTTCTTCAGCATCAGATATAGTTGCAGACCGTTTTGCCTGAACCTCAGACTGGTCTTTCAACTCCTCAACCTCAAAGCCCCAGAACAAGGCTTCTGACTTAGCGATATTGGCTAAAGTGATACTTTGCTTAACATTCAGGTCCACAATCTGACTGATCAAACCCATCTTGAATTTCAGGCCATTCACAATTTTTTGGGATTCCACATCATCCTCGTTCAAATTGTTTATATCGAGCTGCAAGACTTCATCTCTGATATGAATCACACTGGTAATTGTGTCACCCGCCAACTGACCTAAATCAGCCAATCTGTGGCGGTTCAATTGGATAATTTTGGCAGACGTAAGGCGATTTAAATCCGCCGTGGAAAATCCTTTATCAGACTTCGATTTTTGACCCCAAAAATCAGCAATATTTGACGGCTTTTTGACATTATTTTGACTATTATTTTCTCCTTGATTTTCAGAAGATTGTGAGTTTTCTTGACTAGTCTTTTTGCTAGTCAATTTTTTAATTTCATTGTGGAGTTCACGGGCAGTCTTTTTGACTAGGTTTTTAGTACACTTTTTCCATTTCTCAGTGATTGCTTTACGGCGTACTACGGACGGAGATGGCATATCACAGCCCATCTCCTCTCCAACCTGATCAACCAGTTTTTGCCATGTGATCTTCGGGGATGACTCATAAACCTCTTTGAGCCGATCCCAGATTTCCTGTGAATATGATTGCACTGCCATAATTAACCGCCCAGTACATCACCAGATAAAAAATCAAGCTGTGCTTCTTCTTTCTCCTCAGTCATTAATGATGTTTGGACAAACCGTGTCTTACGCTGGCTCTTTAAGTCTTGAAGTATTTTTTCTTGAATTTCATCCTCATCACGGTCAGTTATATCTTCCAGCCCTTTTGCTATATGATTAAATTGAACCGCCCGATCTTTTTCACATTCCTGAATGGTCTTGATTAAATCCATCATTACAGGCTGTAATTTCTCTTGCTGCTCACGATCAAGTTGCAGGAACTGCTTTGCAACAGCTTTGGATTGCTCCAATAACTGTATCTCCAAGGCTTTAGGAAATGAGGTGATATGTCTGGCACACATCAAAGAAATCTGAGCTGTAATCGCATTTATATTTTCCGAAAGCAAATCACCCACACTATTAAACAAAATACCCGCAACCGATTCTGTTTCATTAAGCTCTGGATTGATTGTAAAACCCAGCACCCAGTCCACTGAAACACGGTACATACTGCACATCACTTGAAGCAATTCCGCATCAGGCAATGTTTTACCGTGCTCCATTTCACTGATACGGTTCTTTTGCTCTACGCCAAACAATTCGATAGCAACTTCATGTTGAAGCATCCCACGGCGTTCTCTTGCAAGTGCAAGTTTACGACCGATCATGACTCGTTTTTCTAAATCAGTTCTTTTAGCCATTAAGCAACTCTCCCAGCAAGCCACTCAAAATCGACTTTTTTATCAAGCCAGTTTGTTTCGTCGATAAATACACATGAAAGCCATACACAACCATCTTCAGTAGGTTCTGCAAATTCGATTTTTTCTTTGACAAAAATATTGTCGTCCTTAAAAAGCAGCTCTGTACCTTTCAAAGAATCGATTAGCAGTTTTGGATAGTTATCAATATCAAAGCGCGGATAAGTGCTTGCACTGTAACTACGAGTTTTTCGTGGTGGCTGAACAAGCAATCGAATTTCACATTGTTGTGAAGTTGCTTTCCATTTAAGCGCTTTAAAAATTGGTGCGTAGATTTCAAAAACTCGACGTTTAAATTTCTTAGCACCAACCGATAAACTATTACGTTGTTTACCTGTGCTCTCATCAATCGTGGCACGCCAAATATCATTAGCACTAATGCCATAAGGTAGTTTTACAGTGATAAAGCCTTTACCTGTAATGACTAATCCACCTGTACTGCCTTGATGCAGTTGATCACCGTTTACAGTTTCACTAGTCACAGCACATGGCAAAATAACTTTTTTATCTAAAGCTCTACGTGCGCGTGCTTGGCGATTCGTTTTGGTTTCAATCAGTGGATGCATTGCAAAGAATTCAGTTTTGCCGGTTTTCGCCCACTGTTCCCATAAATTACGACTTTTACCCATGATGATCACCACCCTTTGAAGCAGTGTTCAACGTATTGAGTTTATGAAGTAAAGCCTTAGTTTCAGCACGGCTTAAGCGAAGTTCTTTCCAGAGTTCAAATGCCAATGCCACAGCTAATTTTTGATAACCGTCGATTGAATCGTAAGTAAAAACATCCACACCATATTGATTAATCAAAACTGAATATTGCTTTTGCTGTTTTAACCATGTTTCGAATTCTTCACGAATTTGCTTAATTAGTTCCAGTGAAGTGAGTTGAACAAAGTTTTCAGGGCACATAAACGGGGTGCCTTGTTCCAATTGTCCGTAGACATAACCATCTTCATGGCGATCTACAATTGCATCACCTTTGATATGTTTACCTGAAAACTGAGTACGCGAATCACTAATGAAATCTATGTGTACTCTTGTACCCTTTTTAAATTGCGTTGTTTTCGCTTCTGTTGGCTCTTTTGCTTGAGCTATTGTCTGATTCATGCTGTACCACCAATATGCTTAATAACGGTTTTTGGGACATTCAGACCATCACGCTCACATGCTTCTAAATATTCGTCTGGTTGATCGAATGGATCAGGCCACGGCTCTTGAACTGCTGGACTTGCCAAGTTTTGTTTTGGTTCAAGTTTTTGCGGTTGTTGAATTGAGCGATTATTAATATTTAGCTTCTGCTTCAATGCGTTAAGGCGCTGTACAGCTTCATCATTAGATACTGGTACATGGCTTTTTTTCTTGTGTTCCAATTGCTTTGGCGGTACATACATTTCTTGGATACGTCCCACTTGTTGTGCCTTTGCCACAAATGCGTTGTATGTATTAATAAATTGCTCTCGAGCAGGTTTCATATACCCGTCGAAGATCATTGGTAGAACCTCATCCAGAGCAACTTTTGTTATTTGAGTGATTTGCACACTTTTGTCAGCTGTAAAACGACATGCACGCGCCCATGCTTCATCTGCTGACATCCACGTCTCACCAATGCACCAATCACGGAAATCAGAGAAAGACGGCATAAACTTTCCACCCGATTTAAGTAATCTGGTCCGTGCGCGTTCAAACTGATCTACATTGACATCACACAGGCATTCCATCGCTTTTGATTCAACAAACTCCATCGGTATGGCGTTATCACCCGTTGTTGGAAAATTCTTGTTGAATTGCGCAGCGTGAATTACTCGTAAATCTGAAATTAGGATGCGTATATCCTGAATCGTAATTTTATGCATGTCCGTACTCCCCACTAGCTATCAGCTTTTTTGAAGGCGTTACGTCCACAATGGTGTTTGCGCTTTGTTCTTCATCGAGAATGCGCTCAAAATAGCCCTTAGCTGGTCGATCTGTATTTACAGTTTGATTCGCTTTAGTCAGTTTCTCACGGCGTTTCATCACATCTTGAACGTTGTTTTGTATCCAAGTAAGCCATTTCACAAACCAAATGCTTGGCGTGTTTTTATCGTTTTTCGCTGCAAAGAAATCACAATAATCTTGTAGCAAGGTTTGAAAATCAGTTGATGAAATTGATTCATGTCTTGGTACCGCTAGATCAATAAAGTCCATTTGAAATTGTGAATGCTCACTTGCAAGTTCAAGTAACGAGTAAAACTCTTTGTCATGTGCTTTGTAGGTTGCAAACTGAATCGGGACAAAATTAACTTTTTCCTCACTCGCGTTATTACCATTACTATCTTGGTTATTGGTTAGTGGTTCTTGGTTAATGGTTATTGGTTTAGGCTTTTTTTGGCTTTCCGTTGGGTTTTCTTGGTTAAGCGGTGGGTTTATTTCGCTTTCCGTTGGGTTTTCTTGGGTTTGTTCAGTTAGTTGTTCTCCCTGTTGAGATTCACCAGAATCATTACCTGTTTTCGCCTTGTTTTTAGACCCTTTCGGACGGCCACCTTGCTTACCATTCTCTGCCTGTTTAGCGATATAAGTTTTATATGCAATCAAATCTTCTTGTATATGATTCTGAATGTAGATGCCTTCCTCATTCATAACAAAGAATTTTTTCAAAACAAACTTAACTGCTGCAATTTCTTCATCAGTTTCAGCCCAGACCCAATCAATCGCTTGTGCTTCAGTTGGAAATGCTTCGCGGTCATAACAAGCATCCATAAGCAAGTTATAAACACCATGCTGTAAAATATTAAGGCGACCTGCTTTACGATGGTAATCACCAATTTTCTTTTCGTAGTAATGCATTAAGCCACCTCTTTTTTTAAAGAATTCAATCGTTCTGTTTGCAAAGTTTCGTATTCAGGATTTAATTCACACCCCAAATATTGACGGCCATGAGTTAATGCCACAGCAGCAGTGGTACCACTTCCCATAAAAGGATCGAACACAATGTCATTTGCTCGAGATCCTGCAAGGACACATGGTTCGATCAAGTCTGGCGGGTATGTAGCGAAGTGAGCGCCCTTATATGGTTTTGTAGCGATATACCAAACGCTGCGTTTGTTTCGAGTTAGTAAATCGTATTCACTATCTTCTCGCTCTGCTCGATGTGTCCCTGTAGCTTGATTCGGGATGACAGCAGCTCTCTTACTATTTTCACGTTTGAAATTGTCACGTGAAGATCTCGAGATAACGGCTTTCATTGGACCGTTGGTTTTACCTATTGCTCGTTCACTTCCATACTGATTCTCAATGTTTTGAGAAAGACGCTTTAGTGAACTTTCAGCAACGGGCTCCTTAATGGCCTCATGATTAAAGAAATACTTACGCGATTTACTAAATAGAAAAATATACTCATGTGCTTTGGTGCATCGGTCTGTGATGCTTTCTGGCATTGGGTTCGGTTTGTGCCAAATAATATCTTGGCGTAGGTACCAACCATCAGCTTGCAAAGCAAAGGCAACACGCCAAGGAATACCAATAAGATCCTTAGGTTTTAAATTTGATTGAGCTGCATTTTGTTTCGGTAGAATCAAACCTTTCGTTTTAGGATTTTTCCCATCGTTCAGACCTGTTCGCGTCATTCCGCGCCCAGAACCAGCGTAGCTGTCACCCAGATTTAACCAGAGCGTACCGTCATCATGCAGCAGCTCTCGAACCAATCTAAAAACTTGAACCATATTTTCAACGTATTCATCAACCGTGCTCTCTAAACCAAGTTGACCACTAACGCCATAATCACGTAATCCAAAATACGGAGGTGAAGTAACACACATTTGAACCTTGGCACCTTGATCAATGAGTTGCTGCATTGATTCTCGGCAATCACCAAATAGAATTTGATTTTGAATATTAGGTTGTCTATTTTCTAAACTCATTTAGCACCACCTAATAGAAATGGATTATTTACTTTTGCTATGGCTGCCATTGGTAAAGGAGACACACTGTTACCGCACATATGCACTTGATCTGTTTTTGTTAAGGGCTTGCCATCGTGTCCATTTTCAATAATGTAAGAATCTGGAAAACCTTGCCCCTTATACAACTCTCGCGGTTTAAGCATTCGCATACGAATATCAACAATGACCCAAGGTACGTTCTTGATCCAAACAGTAACTAGAGCCAGCCGATCTTTTGTGGTGAGTGTGTCAAGTGGTGCGGTAATATCACGAGCATCACCATTGCCATAGAAATTGATAAAAAACGCTGCAACACGTAAAGCACCTTCATAGTTTTCTTTACTTAAAGTCGCGCTAACAATACTGTGTCGATTCTCCGTAGTTATTGTCCGCAGCGGACTATCTAGCGAATCAGCACGATGATCTGAATTTGATTTGTCACCATAAAAAGCTTGTGTGAATACAGCCGATACATACTGTTGCTGACTACCAGTATTTGTAATGGTTGATAATGGTTCGAAAAGATGTCGCCCATCTGTTTCATTAAAACCACCATTCGCTTGCATCATGTAAGCTGCAACTAAATTACGACTTGCACCAGAAGCTGTGATTGTTCCTAGAGGATCAAGAATATTGTCACACCCATCACTCCATCTTGGATTTTCTGGTGTACCTTCTCCATGTCCAGCATGAATAAGCAATGGAGCAACTAAACCATGATGCCCACCTTTAACTTGAGCACAAATTGTCGTTAATGGTTGATCAATAGACCAATTACGCTGTTGTGAAGCATTGGCAAATTCAGTCAGGAATGGTGCAATAATTGGACTAACCAAAGCACTATGACCACCAAAAGCTGATGTTGTAGTTGCCAAAGGTTCAGTGATTTGATGCCCTGTTGAAGTCCCAAAGTCACGGCTAATAAATGGTAATGTTGACTCAACTAAATAAGGTTCATCTGTTTCTAAAACAAATTTTTTAATTCCACGAGCAATTCGCTTTAATGTTGCATCAGCCAATGGTTTTGGACGATTAAAAATAGATTTGCCAAGGTCACTAAAATCTATGATTTCAGCAGCTGCACGCCACTTTTGCTTTTTCTTGGTTGCTTTAGTAACTTTCGATTTCTTTATGTGCGTTGGTTCAGGCCACACAATTGGCTGACCATCACATCGAGCAATAACAAATAAACGCTCGCGAGTAGTTGGAGCACCAAAGTCAGCAGCAACAAGCTTTTTCCACTCAACTACATAGCCCAATCCCTCAAGATGACGAACAAATTGTTTCCATGTTTGTCCTATTCTTTTTGGATCGGGTACTAAAAATTGATTATCTCGTGGTACATATTCACCATGTTCTGCAACTCGATACTGTTTTTTCCCATTAACAATTATTTTATCTAAGGTCACAACGCGCCCAGTGGCTTTGTCACGTTTTGCAATCAATGGCCCCCAATTAAGCATCTGCTTAACATTTTCCATTGAAATAATGTCTGGTTTTACCTTGCCAGCAAATTTAGGAATAACCCACGCTAAATCACGAATCTCTTTTTTCCGTGGTTGACCGCCAGCAGCTTGTGAGTGATGAGTACAATCCGGACTCGCATGAAACCAGCCGACTGGATACCCCTCACAGATTTCTACAGGATCTACTGCAAAAACATCCTGAACATAATGTTTTGCGTGAGGATGATTAGCCTCATGCATTGATAGTGCTTTGGGATTGTGATTTACAGCTGCAAATACGCTTCGGTTTAGACCCATTTCTAAACCTGTGCTTGCTCCACCGCCACCAGCAAAGAAATCAACAATAATTTTTTCAGAAAAATTTAAATCGAATTGAGTTTTAAATGAGTGTGATAATTTTACAAAGGTAGTCATACAGCACCGCCTTTAGAATCATTCCAATTGACATCGCGCAAACTTGGACGAAATACGACAACACAACATCCAAATGGTGCATTGTCCTTACAACCACCGAACTTCAAGCGACCACGAATAAAGTGGATTTCACGACCTAAGCAGTAATCTTGAAACCATCGAGCATCTGTCCGTACTGGAACAAGAGCAACAACGGTATGCCCTTGTTTTGCTGTGTGTGCAGCTTTTGCAACCCAATCAATAATTTCTCGACCGTACGGCGGATTCATCCAGCAAGTGCCTGTCCACTCTTGATTTAATCCATTTGTCTCAGGCGTGAAGAATCGTTCACACTTTGCATTTTCTTCAAGCGCGCAAACATCAAGATTAAAGTTAAAAATGGCATTAAGCTTGTCGAAGAATTCTTGGGGAGTTGCCCAGAGATCAGTTCTGTTATCTGCCATGCCAAATAGCTTTTTTTCAGCCATAGTCATACAGCACCGCCTTGAATTACTTCAAATTTGATCACCCACATAAATTGATTTGGGTTTTCCTTAGCTTGTTTAGTCTCCTTGAGAACCACGCATATTTCTTTAATCTCAAGAGTTAATCGTGATGCATGACGAGCCATTTTGGGTGCTGGTTTCCACTTAACTGGATATGATTTTCCATTACAGTCAGCAAAGTGAACTGCATTGGGATTTGATGCCTTATAGACAAATTGCTCATGAGGCGTACCACCTACATTTCTAATTTGTTTGGCAAATGCTTCACGGACAAAAAGACGGTCTCCAACTTGACCATATGGGCAGACCACTGTTCTAACGTGACTGTTATCTGGGTCATCACATGGAATTTTTTCCATAGCAATATTGCTTCCACCCCAGCCTAAGATTTCCCCACCGCTTTTAGGCTTAACCTTTCTTCTGATTTGAACATTGCCATTACTTAAAAGAGCTATCACTTCAATAGCATTTAAATCAATTGGTTTAGTTTTCATGCAGCACCTGCCCGTGCTTCATCAGCAACTACAACAAAAACGCTTTCACCATTAAAATTGATTAAGTTCGAAGCAAATAACGATGATTCAATTTGCTCACAAACGTCATCTTTTAATTGATGCTCATAAGCCAAACGTGCTTTCCAGTCCTCACGCCAAACTTGATCGTCTGGAGAAGATGCCTGAATTGCTTCTTGCTGCATTTCTAACAAAAGAGAAATTGCCGACTTATGGAAATTGAATACACATTGGAGGTGTGGACGATTATTTTTGTTTGATTTCATTATCGAGCACCTACCAATTTTTGTAGGCGATCAAGATCAAATTTGCTTTGACATGACTTTGTTAAATGAAACCACAATAGGTATGCACCATCAGCTTGATTATCAAAAGAATCAGCTTCTGAAAGATTTCCATCTTGTTGTGCAATCAATTTTTGATTGTTGAAAAACTCAATGCGGTCAACTGTGCTTTGTGTAATTTGTTCATATGTAAAATTACTTTCTGCAAAAGTTGGAATAACCTTAGGTTGATATGTCTCTAAAGTATTTTTCAGATCATTGATTGCAATACTCTCTGCAATAGCCTTACTGAATCCCATGATTCTTAATTCTTGTTTAGACCAATCGCCTTCAACCCAAATAAAGATTTCTTTTTTTAGAAAATCAATTTTCTCGAAATAACGATCAAAATGAGTCGCACCAGTTGGTGCATTCTCAACAAGATATTTAATTGCTTTGATGCCACCAAAAACCGCGACAAAGTATTCATTACAAGCATTTTGAAGCTTTTCAAGAGAAATTAAATTCGATCTAACTTCAGAATCGTAGTAGTAATTCTTTTCTAATGAATACCAGTCAAATGCATCTGGATTATCATTAAGAATTTTTAGTGCCTGGTTAATGCCTCCAACCACACTTAGTAAGTGTTGTTGTGGTTGGATGTATGCAGACTCTGGTGCTAAACCTAAAGCAGCTTCTTGCTTTTCAATATGCTGAATCATGCAGTGATTACACTGCTCACCCTGTGCTTTAAAATCAGTACATTTGTTTGCACAACGATGTTCTGATAAAGTAATTGAGTTCATTTTTACCTCGAAATTAAATGAATAAAATTTTTGACCGTCTCTTGTTGGCGCAAGAGGCGGTTAAACCAAACCTTCATTGGTTAATTTTTCTATTACCCAAGCCTCTCCTTTTGTTGTGAACATTGGCTGTGAAAAGCCGAGCTCAGTTTGTTTCACTTCTCCAAAACCTTTATCGATAAACCACTGCTGAAATAAACGCGCACGTTTAACGCCTTTGTGATAAACATCAAAAATGTCTAAAAGCTTGTTCAGTTTTACTGCTGAAATTTTTATTTTCTGAGCGACCTGCGAAGCATTAAGCAGTGTTGAGCGTTCTACGATCTTGTCGTAATACTCAACTTTTGGCGCTGCTAGTTCTAACTGACGTGCTTGATTTGCAGCTAATTGCAAAGCCTCAGCGTATGTTTGAGGAATTTGTGCCTGTTGCTGTTTCAGAATTTCTAAGACATTTCTTCGAACGCCTTTAGACTCACGCATTGCAACTAATATGCACTGGTCATGATTAAGCAATGCTGCACTTGTAACCGTATTATTAGGATTATTCACAACGAAGGTTTCGTAGTACTCACCTTCTAATTCATCAAAAACACGAGCATGAAAATCATTAGGTCTGATAATCGATTCACCAAACTGATTTCGAACCTGGTTAATGATCTTCAATAAATCGAGGCTGCTTGTTGCATTACTCGAATTTTGTATAAGCACAGGGTTATTCATTAACACCTCTACAATTTCAGCTTGTAGCTTTTTGAATAGTCGGCTGATAATTACGAAGATAGTTAAAATCCGCTTCAGGACATAATTCTTCGCACTTCACAGCACCTTTCGATTCACGATCAATATCAATGGCCATTTTTGCTGTGCAACTTCTCACGCCAAAAATAATTAACTTCATGTAATCAACAGTAGTTTCACAACGTTCAGCAAATTCTTCTTTTTGAGCCTTTGACAAAGTTCTGAAATATTTTTTTAAGGGCATACAATGCTTAACACTTGCCATTTATCAAATACCATTAAATTTATCAAAATTAATTTATCAAAAGATAATTAATTGTGCAACAAGAAAATTAGCAAAAGATCATTAAATTGGTTATCATTTGATAATGAATTTAGGAGACTACAGTTGTGGACATTAAAGCGATTAGACGGCAGAACTTACGTCTATTGATTTCTGACACAATTCAAAAGAAACAATTTGAGACGCAAGAAAAATTTGCTGAAGGTGTAGAAATTGATCCCTCATACCTATCACAAATGCTTATGCTTCCTGAGCAAAAGGGTTCCAGAAATGTATCTGAAACCAAAGCTCGGCAAATTGAAGAAAAGTTGGGATTAAATACAGGATTCTTAGATAGAGTCACTGATGAAGATCACCCATTAGCAAACAGTCAAATTTCTAAAGGTGTAATTCGCCCTGCTCCAGAGAAAGATGATGATGAACTAGTTATCATTCCAGCTTACGACATTAAAGCTGCTTGTGGTGTGGGCTATACAAACCAAGATGAGCTCATGAAAGAAGGGATTATTTTCAAAGAAAGCTTCTTAAGAGCAAAAGGCTTGTCACTTCAATTTGAAAACACAGGTATTGTTTTTGGTGATGGTGAAAGCATGATGCCCACTATTAACCATAATGATGCGAACCTGGTTGATTTAAGAATTAAAACTCTTGATGATGTTATAAGTGGAAAAATATATGTGTTTGTTGCCAATAAAGAATTGAGAATTAAGAGATTCTTTAAAAATATTGATGGTAGCTTGCGTATAGCATCTGATAATGCAGATAAAAGTACATACCCAGATGAAATCGTTGCTAAAGAGAATTTGAATGCCATTGAATTAAAAGGTCGAGTCAAATGGCGTAGTGGTGACTTATAATTAAACACATTTATTTACATTTAAGCCTGATAATTTCAGGTTTTTTTTATACCTATAATTATCAGTAACTTAAAAAATAATTATCAATTTTTGATAAATTAATTATCATTTGATATTGATTGATAAATTATCTTTTGATAAATTTAATTCACCAACAACAAAAACCTAAAATTTAGGTGGTGAAAAATGTCAAACAAACCAACCGATGCACAGCAATTTATCGAAGATATTGGCGCTGGTGTATTTTCAAAACAATTTGGCGTAGCCATTACAGAAGTCGCAAATAGCGTTGTTTCAACTGGCAAAGTCGGTGAAATCAATATCAAACTTAAAGTTAGCAAACTTGCAGACTCTCAAGTCCAAGTAGAAAGCAAACTCTCATTTAATGAACCTCTTGCAAAAGGCAAACGTGTTGAAGAACACAACGAAAAAACACCTATGCACGTCAATTTAGGTGGTGACGTTTCCCTTTTCGCCAAGCACACCGAATCCCTTTTTAAAGACGAAGTTTAATACTTCACCGTAGCTCCCCCTGTGCTTACTAGGATTTTAAATCTCATGTCACTAGAAAAAACCGAAGTTGCTTCTGTAGTTGAATTATGTTCTCCGTTCAAACAATTTGACCGTGGTTCGGTAATTGCTTTGCACCAAAACTTCAATATCCATGATACTGAAGAATATCAAGCTGGTCGTAATCGCGCTCGTGGTTCTTTTAAAACCCCTTCATTTGTTGATTTTAAAAGTTTTGTTTTAGATAGCAATCCTCATAAGCATGATGATGAAATTATTATTCCATATGCTGCACCTATTTTTGTCGATCACAAAAATGTCACTGCAATTGCTGTTTTAAATTTTGATGCCCCTCTTCTTCCACAAGGTCATTGTGACTATACAGCGACCTTAGAACTTGAACCTACAGTTCTATGGAAAAAGCTTAACGAGTTAAAAGGCAATAAATTAAATCAAAAATCATTTGCCGTTCTACTTGAAGATTGGGCAGACGTGATTGTGGCTTATACAGAAGCTGATGAAATTATTACAAGTGGTTTAGCAATTCGCGCTGTTCGCAACATGTCAATTGATACAAGTGTAAAAGCTGATTCAGTTGTAAATAACACTAATGAATCTCGCTCTAAACTTGAACAAGTAGCTGTAAAAGCTTCTGAAAATGCTTTACCTGCATACTTCAAAGTTTCAGACACTGCTTATCTTGGTCTCGATAAAAAAGAAATCCGTTTACGCTTGATTGTGAATGCAGGTGATTCTGATCCAGTATTTGCACTGCAAATCGTTCGTGAAGAATTATTGAAAAACGACATCATTCAGGAATTCAAAGAAAAAGTAATTGAATTGTTACCTGACAACCCAGTTCGTATCGGAACATTTAAAGCATAACCTTTAAATTTTAAACAAAAGAAAGCCCCGAAATTTTCGACGAGGACGGGGCTTTCTTAAGATCAATCTTCATTGCGTTAAGCAAGAAAATTACGGAACGACAGCATTATGGAACAAAAGCTATCTCAAAACAATATTACATTTAGTTTCCCAAATGTAATGTTTATTTCGGCAGTTATCGCGTTAATAGTGATTGTTGGAATCACAATCGCATTTTCTCAACCTGTAAGCTCTAAAGCTGATGAAACCACATTTATCCCTGATACACGCCCTTCTAGCTTGGGCGTAATCTATATTTCAATTACGTCAAAAGATACTGGTATCGGAACAGTTAATCTTGATGGTTATCTTGTTCCTGTGGAATTCAAGTTTGAAGCAAAATTAAGGGATTATGGTGTAACTGAAAGCCAATATCCTGATGTAACTATTACACGTTTGGACATTGGCAAAATTAAAAATAGTGCTACTGGCGAATACGTGGATGACTTCACAATTTTCCAAGACCATAAACAGATCAACGAAGCAATTAAAAACTTTATTGAATCTAATAAATTGGTGGAGGTTCGCTAATGTCTACAGCAGCCAAACACCTAAATCAAGATCCATTCGAAGCTTTCAATCAAACAATTAGCCCTGCTCAAATGCTTGAATCTTTAAGCAAAGGCATCGGTATTGAATATGCAGAAGTTGATACAAAAGACTGGACCTTCATAGAAAAGAATTGCCCAATTTCAATTGCAGATATTTTTAGCGGTTGTCTTAAGTTTCGCTTTTCAATGAAAACTTATGAGACTCAAAAGCATAAAGAAAAATCTTCAAAGTATTTCTGCGAATACTTAAATAACGATGGTGATGGTAATGAACGTTATCGCGTGGGATTCGAGAATTACTCTGTTTATGTACTTAAGCGCAATCCTGATTCTAAATTGCCTATTGGTTTAAGCAAATACTTAACTTGGGGAACACAGTTAAACGGTTTTGATTTTTATATTGAACGAAATGGTCAATTAATTGCTATTACACCGTCCGAAAAAGTCACACCTCATCTATATAAAGCTAGACAAGCAAAAGAGTTAGTACGTCGTACTAAATATCTTGATGAAAAAGGTTTTTTTAAAAGTGATCCTAAACAACGAAAGATTTTAGGTTAGGAGGTTGCGATCATGGGAAATGGAAACAACCAAAACATGAATTTATGGCATTCAGTTTGTATTACTGATCCGACACAAACCAAAGATATTGTAGGTAAACCATATAAAGGAACTTCACCAAAAGCTTATTGGTTAATTCAAAGAGCTACTGAGACCTTCGGACCTATTGGTCACGGTTGGGGCGTAGATGTTAAAGATCATGGATTCCAAAAAATTGATGATGTGACTATACACCATTGGATAGTAATCACGCTCTGGTACATGAAAGATGGTCAAAAGTGCTGTTTTGATCAAACAGCTGGTTCAAAGGCTTTGTATAAAGCAACCACTGGACTGGTTTATGACGAAGACGCGATTAAGAAGTCAAAAACCAATGCAACTGTTAAAGCTTTAAGTCTGCTGGGGTTTGCTGGCGATATTCATGCTGGATACTGGAATGCACCAGGTTATCAGCAAAGAGCTTATGACCATTACTACAGTAATTCTCAGACTGTAAATTCAAATCAGCAAGCTCAACAGCAACAGGCCCCAGTAGTTAACGAAACTAAAGACGTTCAACAAAACCTGAGTGAACCCAAGCCTAAGCGCACTGAAAACCAGCTTTTTAATGACGCAATTTCAGCAATTAATAAAGCTACTGATACTTCCGTTTTAGATGCTGCATATAACCGTTTTAAAGGCACGAATTTCGAAAAAGCCATCGTTGCAGCATGTAAGAACAAAAAAACTCATGAGCGATGGGGCCAAGCTTAAATTTTGGTGCCCTTCTCTAAATCTGTCTCAAATATTGGAAAAGTAAATGAATACAAAAGTTAATTTGCCTATTTACACCGAACAACAAGTCAAAGCGATTGTTCGCTCAATTATCGAGTCTAAAGATAGCAATATCTATAACGAAGTTGTGCAAGTTTTCGAAAAGCCACTTATTGAAGAATTACTAATTCAAGAACGGGGTAATCAAACACGGGTAGCACTTCGATTAGGTCTAAACCGCGGTACTCTTCGCAAAAAGTTATACACACATGGTATTTTGAATGAGGGAAATTTCTAATGGATAATAAAATACTTGTTCCCCTTGCCCTCCTTCGAGCTGCTTTAATTGCATCAAAAGATGAAGATGAATGGGATTTCAGAAATTTAGATGCAATCGCAATCAACAAAGGACATATTGTTGCAACCGATGGGTGCATCCTTTTTTATGCAAAATTGGATAATGTTGAAAATGATATTTCTTTTATTATTCCTAAAGCTTATGCCCAAAGCTTTGTAAATAAAACTGAATGTTATTCTGGTTTGACTAATTGCCAGATTTCATATGATGCCGAAACCAAAACAGGTTTAATTGAAATCCCAAATCATCATAATGCTTATGAAGGTTTCAAAATATTTTTAAGTGAATCATACATTGATTGGCAGAAAGTTTTACCTACAAACGATGTCGAATACAAAGGCTTTGTTCGATTTGGTGGGGATTACATTAAAAAAATTGAGGAAATTTCAGGCTTACTAGGCAGTATTTGTCGCCATAATTTGAAACCAACAGGATTAGCCAAAGCAGCAAATATTAATTTCCTGTTTAGTGATTTTGAAAATGTAAATGCTATTTTGATGCCTAGAAGTAACAATCCAGATTCAGAACTATTTTGTGTAGCTATCTCAGATAGTCATGAAGATGAAGTATCACTGTTACCAGCTGCAACCGCAGAATTAGCATTTAAAGCTGCACAACGTCTGAGAAAAGACTTTATTTTTAATCCAAGATTTTCAGATGACCATTCACCATTTAGTGATGGAGCAAGTTGGATTTATCCAACCGTCTGGAATGGTTCTAAAGACGCTCATGCAGATCAATTAGAAATAACAGAAGAATGGTTTTCAAAACCATTGAAGCGTTATGACAATCCTGAATTAGCAATTGAATACATCAATGCAGTTAATGACTGTGTTGAATGTTACCTAGGCGATAAATCAATCATAGCAACAACCGTAGAACAAGTTACTAAGTTCTTTAATGAAAATAAAGCATTAATCAAGGCAAAGCTTTGGAGTGTAAATATTCCTGAAGAACCTGATTCAGCGCCAATATTACACCCTGTCCCTTCCCAGAAAATTGGAAAGCAATTAGTACACAGACTAAAAAAGGAGGCATTGAAGCAATTCCCTACCGTTGGTCAATCTATTGCCGATGCAGTAACGATTGAAGAATGGAGCGGTACGGAAGCTGAACATGCTGAGTATTTAAAATCAAATCCGAAATGGTGGATTCACACTACATTTTTGGAGAATGGCAATGCTTAATATTGAAAAAGAAAGAGAAGCTTTAGATGAGAAAGTAATTCTTCCTGACTCAAGCGAAGCAGCGTGGCCAATTAATGTGACTGCTTGGCAATCAAAAACAGGACATATTTATCTTGATGAGCGAATTGCAAGATACGATGGTTCTACTCATAGTTTATGCAAACGCGGACATTTGTATCGTAAACAAAGTTATTGCGAAGAATGTATTCCTTATGAAAACAAGGAAAAATACGCATCATTCCCTACGCAACAATGGAAAGATGAACCATTATATTCCATGACATTGGACCAATGGTTTTTTGATAAAAAATCTGTTTTTGACGTTTTGCAGGAAACTGGTGAATCAGCACAAGAATTAATGCTTGTTATTTGTGTACCACAAATGGCTTATGAAATAGATCCAGAAGATTTCTATGATGAGCATTTACCAGATGGAATAAATGTGCCAGACGAAATCGCAGCAGCATTTGAATCGCTAAATAATGCTATTAGGAACTGTGGAAATCCATTGTGTTACTACCCCTCTAATATAGCAGCTACAGTAAAGGAGGAATAAGATGGCTCGACTAACCAAATTGGACAGAATGACTTCTGAGGAAAAAGCAGCCGAAGCAATTAAGTATTGGGCTGCTCCAAATGATGCAACATTTACACCTGAAGTTTTGGCTATCGTTTATAAAAAGTCATTACCATGGTTCCAGCTAAAACGCTGTGCAGGTGGTGGTATTCCATTCAGCAAAGAAGGACGCACTATCCTTTATAAGAAGCAAGATGCTATGGATTATTTCTCCAAACAGTTCCATGAAAGTACATCATCAGCCGCTTATATTTAGCGGCTTTTTTCTTTGTAGGCATGTAGGCGTTTTGTAGGCAGTCTACAAAAAAACTTGTAGGCAATATGTAGGCATTTAGATTATTGCGAATTAGTGTATATTATTGCGAATTAGCGCAATGTTTAAAATATAGTGATTTAAATTAACAACTTAAATAGAAAAATTATTGCGAATTATTGTTTGTTATTGTCTATTGTTGCGAGGTATTTTTTGTAACTTTTGAATTATGAGTCCGCTGCTCTAACCAACTGAGCTATAGGCCCTAAAACGTTAAAATGATTGAATACAATAATTTAACTTGTGGCAGATTCTACATAATTCAGTTTTGCAATGCAATAATTTTTGTGCAGACGTTTAGCTCTATTGTACATTAATACATCATTTTACTTGATCAGGATCATTCATAATGATACTGGCAAGAACAAAGCCTAAAAAATCCTTAGATTATTATTCAACCAAAATATCTTCATGGAGAATCGTAAAACCAAATCTGCTTCTCTTCAATACATAGTAAAAGTATACATTAATATTTTTTATTTAAATGGTTCAAAACTCATAAGCATTAAAATCAACAAATTATACAATCGATTGCTCTAATAAATTGGAAGACTTTAAAACATGAAGCTTTTAATTCTATTTATAATTTAAAGATCATAAAATAAATAAGCTAAAGTATGTATTGAATACTTTAGCTTGAATAAGTCAGCAGCCAATAATTATAAAGGGGCTTAGGAAGTTAAAGAGGATTGTTACGGAGTAATTTAAGCAAATCGAGATATAAATTACCGTTCCGATGATTGAAGCGATACTCCGTTTCTTTAAGAT